TTACTCATGCCCCTCAATCCTCACCACACGCTTGGCCAGATCCACGTAGTGATGATCCAACTCAACCTTCACGTTGCCACGCCGGCGCTTCTCACGCCATTCTTTTAACTGTTCTTCGTTTTCTAAGCGAAGTTCGGCAATCTCGCTGGCGCGGTCGAAGATATACTTGGTGGTAAACAACAAGGTATAGATCCCTTGTCCGCCGGATACGATCGGCACTTCTCGCTTCATCCACTCTTCCACCACGAACTTCACGTACAACTCTTCTTCCGTACCTGGCCTCGGTGACCGTTCGGTAATCGCTTTTCGCGGCAGCACCTGCCAATCAGCGATTCTTCCTCTGTTACTTTTCGAAATTATAACAGGGGTATAGTTATTACATAGGGTTCGAAAGTTCGATGCTTAACTTTTGCTTTTAATTTTTAAAATTCTACAGTTTATCACGAAAATATTTTGGCAAGTCTAACTTATCGATTATTAAATGAGTAGTTATCACTAATACTAAAAAATCTGATAACGGCTGACTTGTCTTAAAATAATTTGCCAAAATAACAAAAGACACGATTGAAAACCCTATCAGGATTATTACATATATTTTCCTTTCACTCACCTTGATCACCATCCACAAGTAAAAGTCAGCAATGTATTTACATTGTCTGCAATATCAGATAAAAAGAATCGTTGGACAATAAATACCACATTTTTATAAGAAATTAATTAATTGATGGTTCTACCACCACTTGATCTTTGCCAATGCAGTTGTGTTATTCTTCCACTGTCTGTATTGTAAATAAAAGGACCTGTTCTTACAAATTCATCGGTATCAATTTAGTTATATACACACCTGCTGAATATTCAAACTTTTTGTTACGTTTGAATTTTTTGGGGGTATGGTTTCCATGGTTATCAACATAGCCAGTTTGATTGCCAAATTCATCCCTTGTCCTTCGCATAACTTGAGTAAACCCCATATCCAGACGTGTTGGTCATTCGAACAGCTGCTAAATCTTTAACATCATATATTGCGTCCCGTTTATCGTCAACCCAGTTCCATTCACCCTAGAACCTATATAAACCATTCGCAGAATCCGCCAGAACCTTGTCACGGAAGGCTTTCGAATCATCAATGAACGGCAGGAAAGCCACCGCTCTTCTTGCGACACCTATCTGAACTCTAGTCGGTCTTGCGATGGTCGTAGCGGGGAACTTGCATTTTTTATTCATTTATCCTGTTGTCTTTTTGTACAGCGTCAATTTTCGGGGTTGGTCGCCCTCTCTGAGCTTTAGAAAATCGCAATATGAATAGGGAGTATAATTTTCCTCATTTTTCTTCAAAATATTTATCCGGATTTTGTCCTGATTTTTGTCCGCCTCTTAATTTTTTTGCAAAAAACACCTTGACAGTAGAAGTAGTATTCTTCAATATGTAAATTTTAGGTAGTAACAATTTTTCTATTAGCCACGTCTTTACATTTAAATTACTACTCAGAATTAATAATTAACTTTTGGAGGTTATTCATGTTTAAGTCTTCTTTATTGACGATATTCCTACCCATCTTATTTGCGCTCTTGATTCCGCTGAGTTTTATAGTAGATACATCACCGAAAATGGTATTTTACTTTCAAGCGGCTGCACAAAACACAGGCCGTATCGTCGTAGGTAAGCCACTACAAATAACAGGCCACATCAGTTTGAACAACATTCCTTTGAAAAATGTCAATGCGACATTCTTTTACGTTGATAGTGGTGAAGCTCGAAATTGTTTAATGGAAGAAGCAGAGAATGGGAATTATAAATTTATTGTTACTTTTAAGGAACCGGGTATACACAATGTCACGATCTTTGCTCAGTATGAAAATATTTCAGATAGTTTTAGTTGGGATATTAATGTAGAACCAAAATGATACACATCACACGCAACCTAAACAATGCTATAAATGATTAAAATAAAAGGGCTCAAATGATCCTGAGTGCCGTCGGGAGTTGGAATATCGCCTCTCACTTTTTAATATAGAGTTGGTCTTTCAATCAGACCCAGCTCCAAGTAAACGTTGATGTCATTCACTCTGGCAGGGCTGAGGTACTTTCCCCGATAATCATCATCCATTGGGTATTTAAGTGCCCGCTCGATCTGTCTCGCTTTCAGGTCGTTTTTTTCTCTGATTGATGCAGCCGTGGAAACAGCTGATCAATCCCCTTCTCGGCCTGCTCTTGTTTTTTTGTATTGGGACACGGAGGGCTTTGTATGCCTTCAGCTCATGTACAACAGCCTTACGGACCATTGATCCAGCAAGGTTTTGAACGCATCGAGTTTGGAGACCTTCTTCTTTCGTGAACGATGTTTAGGAATTCCGTCTGCGCGGAGGTATTTTCCAATAGCCCGTTTCTCCTGTGATTTCGCGCATACTCTTGCCGCTCGCTTAAAGTTCGTGTCATCTGATCACAGTCATATTCCTTAGTATATGTCTCTCCCTCTGATGCTACTTTGGTCGGTAATTTCAGAGAGAGGTAGGGGTGGGGCATTTTCTTTTCGGCGAACCTGGGGCAATTTTAACCCGCGGTAACAACATACATCATGCGTAAATTGACTTGCTTTATCTCCCAGTTTTTAAGCCTTTTAGGTTAAATTGATTAATTAAACAACCATACAAAGGGAATAACTACAAAAAATTAGCCACTCCAAAAAGAAGTGGCTTACAACTTATACTGAAGAGATCATTTCCTTAAGCTTCATCGCAAGAGCTTCAGACATCAAAGGAGGTACAGCGTTTCCAATTTGCGTAAATGCTGCAGTTCTTGAACCCTCAAAAAAGTAATTATCGGGAAATGATTGTATCCTTGCTGCTTCACGAACTGAAATAGATCTTAATTGTGTAATGTCCGGGTGAATATAGTAGTGTCCATCTTTGGCAATATGTGCAACCAATGTATGTGAGTAAGGTTGATTAGAACCTACCACTTTAAAACGGTCTAAGAAAGATTCCCTATTCTTATGAGTCTTTAATCTCTCAGGTAACTCATTATACTTCAGACGTCTATTTTCCTTTTCCCAAGTATTGATTACATGTTCATAAATTTCTCGATCTCTCTCATTATGAGGCCTAGTTATATGTTGAATCAAAATATCTTCTTTATCTCTAATTTTGAATTGTTGCAGGTACCTCGTAGGCTCTCCTGTATAATCACCACAATTTATTGATTGCCCTGGATGAAGCCTTGGTAAATCAATAAGTAAATCTTTGACTAGAAAGTTATGTGACTGCTTTTCCAAAATTGGATAACTGTATTTGGTTCCCTTCTTCCATCCAACTAAGATAACTCTAAATCTCTTTTGTAATACTCCAAAGTCAGAAGCATCAAGCGTCTCTGCTTTAATATCGTAACCAGCCTCGTCCATATATTTCTTAACATCATTAAACAACTGACCTTTGCCAGCAGTAAGGATACCTGGAACATTTTCAAAGATAAACATTTTAGGTTCGTATCTTATGAGGAATTTTATATATTGCTTATACAGATAATTTCTTGGATCATGTTCTTTCCCATAAGGATCTCTAGCTCTTCCAACTAATGAATACGCCTGACACGGCGGCCCACCGATAAGAATATCAACACTCTTCTGTTTTAATTCTTTTAAATTCTTGTCTATTGTGTTAAATATTGAATCAATGGTCTCATCAGAAATTTCCTTTTGAATAACGAAATTCTCAACCTGTGGATTCGTTTTATACAACTCGTCTCTCGTAATACTTCCAAGGAGATAGTTATTATATATATCTAACTGATTACTTTTCTTCAGTTCATGATATACCATCCTTGTTTTTAGAGTGAGAGCAGCATCCCGATTCATTTCAACATGGGCAATTGGCAAAAAACCCTGTCTGACAAATCCTTCTGAAAGTCCACCAGCCCCTGCAAATATATCAATGAAATTCATGGTCTCACCCCAAAATTCTTTAGCTTCAATAGAATACTCTAGTATTTTATAAAAGTAAACATCACTCAATCAAAGAGTCTGGAATATCGATATCTAATTTGGTGAAGGCATCCCAACACTCTTTCTTTTTAGCCCATTCCGTAATATTACCGCTACCTGGTGCGTTAGTAATATGTTTATTAGCATAAGGAAAAATATAATTTAAGCTTTCTTTTATGGAATCATCAATATCTTGTTCTCGCCATATTTTATGTAGATCTATCTCACCATCTGTTACATAAGAAATCCAAGCGATAGAGTATGCCACTATATAGGAACGGTAAGCCGGGTATCTATCTTTTTGTTCGTTTAATAATTGCTCGGCTTTCCTGTATAAAATTGCTAATGCAATAAGCTTTTCATAATCTGATTGAACGGGCAACGGTATCTTTTCTTCGTTAATGTAATCCATAAACTCATTAAAGTTTTTTTGTGCACCACGGCTAACAACGTATGGCTTTTGTTGCCATACGTTTACATACTTAGCCAGATCCGTTTTATCAAATTTTTGATTTTTGGGGAATTCCGCATCAAAGTTACGCTTGTGAGTCAGTGTATTTTCTCTACCCCTATCTACCAAATACTGGCCTCGAGCTCGTTCATAATACCACTTAGTTTGTCGCTGCATACCACCAACAACAGGGGCCCAAACAGTCCTTGAAAGCTCTTCAAGTGCCCGATGGTAGGGATGATTCGAAGAGAAATCAGCACCTTGTATTTTATTCTGACTGTTAGCATACTCCGATATTTTGGGTACAATTTCCCCCATAGTCGCTGGATCTGAAACTACGGTAAGCTTTACTTGAACGCTAACACCTTTTAGACTTACACGATCTTTTTTATATACATAGTAAAGTGTCGCAGTTGTTTGGCCCCCATTTACAATCTGCAAATCTCTAACCTTTCGTATCGCAAGACCCTTAGGAGTTTTCACAATTTCTGCACTCTCAGCTACGGCTGAAATTCCATTGTTGTAAGCAAGAAACATATGTGGCTCATTTTTTATCGTATCACGTATTCCTTTATTCACACTTCCCCGGATTTGAAGAAAAGATCTAACATTACCTTCAAGAAGACGTGAACGATATTTCCCATATATCTCTACTAATAAAATTGCGGGAAAAATTGCAAGATAGGTTTCATATGTTTCGTTTTTTTCTGGCATCTCAAGACAGGGAATAGAATATCCTAGTTTTTCAAAATCGATCTCAATAGCTTCTCTATTCTTTCCTGAGGTAATAGTTCGAAATAACCTTTCGATGTCCCATAAATGAACCTCAATCTCTAAGTTATCTAAAGATAGTTCCTTATTCCAAGTTTTTTTGATTACTCCATCTGTTAAAAAATAAAGATTGACCTTTGTTATTGATTCCTTTTCTTCAAAAAGTCTAAGTATGAGATCGTTAATAGGGGTTCCCTTTTCTAGATTGTTATTTAGGCCATTTAAAGTCTTTTTGAGGAACAAAAACAGTCGATTCAACGCTGAATCCAAGTCACTTAATCTGACATTTGCTGGTGGTGAAGCTGCATTGTACTGGCTAACAAAAAGGTTTAAAATACCAGTCTCTTCAACAAATGAGTAGCCATTTATTTGCATCCCACCCTTTCTGTAATAAAGTGGGATACCGTCTTCCAGTGTACCGTCCTCAATTAAGCAATTTATCATATATTCAGTAAAACAGTTCTCTCTTTCTTCAACGTCAGAGTTTTGCATACTCAGCAGAACTTGTTGTTGAAATTCATGTGAAAACACTATAAGATCATTTTCCATTGCTATTCACCCGTTTTTTACGTCTAGAAGCTCGCTTTAAAAACTCTGTTGTTGCATTTGAAATGGCCACTTCTTCAGCTTCTTGAGATTGCCCCCACGCTTTTGCTTGTTCAATAAAATTCTCATCCCCAATAGTACTCGGAATAAGGTCTTCGTCCATTTTTATCTTAACTAAAAGTGGAAACCGAACCGCCTGTCCGCTAATTAACCCCTGACCGGGACCAAACGCTGGAAGCATTCTTGCATCAGATTCAGAAAGATTTTCCATTACCTGACGCACAAAGTTCTGATCTTTTGGATTTACAAGTCGTAAAATTAGAAACGAGTTACATTGAGATAAAATAGTTTGGTCTAATCGACTTGGTCGTTGACTTATTAATAATAGCCCAGTTCCAAATTTTCTTCCCTCAGTAATGATTCTTCTAATTGATTCCAGAGAAGGAGTATCACTTTGACCTTCTGAATGGGAAGGAATGAAATTGTGAGCTTCTTCAACTACTGTAAAGAAAGGAGGTATTCGGTTAGTCATAGTAGCTCTATGGTTAAACATTGCATCCAATAATATAGAAACGATAGTACTTTGAGTTATATGGTCATAACCACCTAAATATAAGATAGATATTTGATTAGGGGCAATAATTCCGTTTGGGTTGTCTATAGGATCAGGGAGTTCCTTAAAATCAAAATTATCTAACCTAGTTCGTAATTGTTGGTTTGATGCCTCCATAGCGTTAAGTTTTTCATCCACAAACCTCAATGCACGCTTTAGTGCACCTTTAGAACGATTAAGTGTAGAAGCTACTTGCATTTGATCGATTCTAGATATTAAGGTACCAATGTAGTCTCTAATACTAACCTCATTTCTTGGTATTTCATTTTCAAGGGCTAAGTCAAGTACTTCTTGTTGTGGTTCGGTCAAGCCCTTTGTCATCTTTGCAATGAGCATTTTTATCATGTATTCGTTTCTGCTGTTTATTTTTATATGTGGATAAAAGAGCTTTATCTTGTTTCCTTCAAACTTTTCTTGGTGTTCTGCAAGAGACAAGTAGTCACCATGAGGATCGAGTATAAGAAGGGGATAACCTTGGTTTGCCAGTTCCCTTATAATTCGTCTGGAGGCTACTGATTTACCACCACCTGTCATAGCCAAGATTGCCATGTGACGAGCAACGATGGGGTTAGCTCTTAACGATACCCCAACGTCACTGCGTGATATAAGACTCCCAACATGAATACTTGTGTCTTTTTGTTCTCCTTGCAATAAAAGCGTAATTACATCAGATGGGGGAAACACAACTTCAGCTGCTGGCTCGATTGGATAGGTAACTGGGAAAAGATTGTATTTGCTATCTCCTTCATTCGTATAACCTAGAACTAGTACCCTTGCTTGAAGTTGGTCTCGGCTATTGGAAAGAACTGTATCAATTATGTTAATGCCATTCTCACCTAATTCTTGTGCTGCTTCAAAAGGAAAGAACGGATTATATCGTTCTATAGAAACAACTCTTCCCCATACTAATACTTGTTTCGTTGAGATATAGTCTTCTGTAGGAATTAACATTTTAACACATACTATATCTCCTACTCTGGATTTGAATTTCTTGAGAATGAAGGTATATTCTTGTGTATCTGTATTTCCAACAACAGTTCCTATATGTTTCCAAATATTAGTCATGACTTTTCCCCTTTAACGGTCATATTTCGGCCTAAATAGCCAATCCCGAGAGTTTCCAGACAAGTATAATCTAACAAGATCGACAACATCTCTTCTTCCTGATGTTAAAGCTTTACTAAGTATTTGAGCACTCTGCTCCTTCGATATCTGCTTGGTCATCCAAGCTGGTACTTTTGCAAACTTATCAACGATGTCTAGGCCAACAGGGAAAGCATATTGAGGGAGCAATCTAGCCATATGATAAACCAAGCTTATTATGAATTGACTGTGTTCATTAAAAGATTTGTTCAGTTCGACTCTAAAAGGATACGAGGTATCCGTTGCTTTCAAGTAAGTTGTTAGAGGCTCAGGATAGTTATCAATTACGGATTTCCATCTGTCTGGTGATTTTCCTAATTCATTCTTATCAATATTTATAGGTCGAATATACTCCCCTTCTTTCAATAAACAAGAGAAAAGTATCGCATCAGAGATTCGATTTTCCTTCATTGAACTAGCAATCTGATCTGCTTCCATTGCAAATCCTCGTTTTGCTAGTTGATTTAGCAAAGTCATTGATACAATTCGAGAACCTGCACTACGTTCTACAATGCCGCATATAGGTGTATCACTTTTAAAGATTGAATGTAGTAAATATTGATATACAGCTATAAAGTGAGACTCATAACCGGGGGGAGGTACCACACCTTGTATTATGTCGTTTCGATTTAGCCCAAACATTTCTAAAGCCTTGTTAGTAAACTTGGGTAAATCAGCATAAGGTGCAGCCGGGTTAACCAAAGGGCCATGTAAAAATAGGAAATCACATTTGTCCTCTTCTTTTATTGATTTGTATACTGCTCCAGCTTCTGTAAAAATCCTCGCCATATCAAGTAATTTAGGAAAGTTATCAGAATACTCATCGAAGATACTACTTTCGTAGTCATATAGCTCGTCTACAAGTTGAGCTTTGAACTTAAAAGTCTCTCTGTCATCACCAATTATTCCAGGCTTAACTGTATATTCACCCACTCTTATAGCAATAGGTTCAGAACCAAGTGAACTAATTGAGGCAACTCCACCATCTATAAATCCAAGTTTCATACCCTTTACAGAATCCCACATTTGTTTATGGTTTAAGTCTATTGAGAAAATCTGATCCCGTAGAAGATATCTGAACCGTTCGACAATACGTTCCAGGATGTCTAAATATTCAACTTGTGTTTTACTAGAAAGTGTAACTACGGTTGCCATAATATCTGCAAGAACGTGGCGAGATGAAAATGCTCTCTTAACTTGTTGGTGCACCACCTCTGAATTCTTAACAAAGTCATGCAGTTCTGTGTTTATATCTTTTAGAAAGCTTAAAATTTTTTCTTTAATAGTTGAATCATGGACGATAGAGTTTTCTCCTATTTCATTATCAATATACTTATAAAGTGCTGTTCTACCCATATTTGGATCTTGGCAAGCAAGCTCCCAATAGATACTAGTTTTACCACTGTCAATATTAAAGAAAAGGAGTATATAGTCTCCTGGTTTTAGTCCCGAGTAAAAATCCCCTTCAATTTTCCCTGTAAGTCGCCAATTTTTGCCTTGATGCCGAATCTCAAAATTTTTTTTAAAAGGTACAGAGTCTCCATTTTGCCAATAACAAACTTCCACTGGGATAGAATTCTGATCCTCTATGTTATTAAATAAATTCGTTATGAATTTGGTATCTATATTCAATCCACATTGCTTTGCTCTAGTAATATCCGGGGTACGACATACAGCAAACCACCCAAGATCAGAACTCATTAATTTCTTTACTATTAATACCTTGTTTGCCATGCCGAGCCTCCTCAAAAATATTCCACAACAACCCATTACTAATTTCCTATTTTATCAACATTGTTTAACACTTTCTACCGACTATTGCCATTTAAGACATTCATTTTTGGTGGCCACAACAGCAACAGGTAAGTACATACAGAAAAAACCCGTATAACTACCAATGTTGCTTTGTGATCCTAACACTTTATACAGTCTTATTAGTTGTATTAGGTAAATTCCTTGTCATCAGTTATGAGAAGCTACTTCCCATATCATAGGGGACTCATGGTAAATGTGTTGCAAAAACGTAAGTTGACAGTGCGTTTATGTTTTTAGACTTTCAAAAATGACTTAAAGTAAAGCTAAAAATGCAATGTGACAGTTTAGAAAAGCACACATAAAAATATCATTAATAGTACCTAAAGAAAGGTAATAGCTTGATAAACTACGGACTTCGTCCAAGTTTTTCACCCCAAAAAAGATTTAAGAACAACTCTTTTAACGGATATTGTCATTCCGAGGTGTACAAGCCTTACGCCTCATCTTCATAATTTCTCAACTCTTATTTAGTTATTCGATTGGCAAACAGTTCTTCAAATTTTTTTGATTAAATTTTATGAGTTCTTCTAACCAGTCATATTGTATATCTTTTTGTGTGTACTCATTTGCAATTTGGAGTAGATGATCAAGGAAATTTTTAATAACGAAATCCCATCTCTGCTGGGGAGAAAATCTCCTTAAATTAACGATATATTGTTTGTACGGGTCATCTACAGTAAATTCCAGGTCACTTTTTATATTTAAATTTGAGTAATCTGTTTGGCCATTCCCCGCCCACCAAGTCTTGCAGGTGTTCAACACCCTAACTCCAAAGTGAAACCACTCAGTTAAGATTATATAGGGATTTTCTGCAAGTTTGAAAACAGGGTAGTATCTTTTCTGTTTATCTTTTCTCCCTTTACTCTCAATAAACTCCTTTTCTTCTAATGTCTTTAGGTGCCTACTTATAGTACTAGGGGTAGTTCCTAAATTAATTGCTAAGGTAAGCTGAGTTGGAGTTGCGTAACCTTTCTGGTCATTATAGAAATCATAAATCTCTAATATATAATAATTTCTCCTCTTATGTCAATCTTAAGCATCTTCGGATACAGTTTGGTGTAATTACATGTCCTTTATTTAATGGCTATCAAAACTCTCAACGCCGGGATAATTTTGACCCACCTGTGCGCCTAGCGTCGAATAGATTCCGGTTTTTAGTTTTTCTTTGAGTCGGTAGCTGTTCCCTCGGATGTTCACGACGTGGGAGTGATGCAATAAGCGATCAAGAACAGCTGTTGCAAGAACGTGATCGCCCATGAGTTCACCCCACTCGCCGAAGCTTTTGTTGCTAGTTAGAATCATGCTTCCTTTCTCGTAGCGTGCACAAACCAACTGAAAAATCAGGTTTGCAGCAAGCGGATGGAGAGGGAGGTATCCCACCTCGTCTACGATGAGGATGCGCGGACGAAGATATACCCTCATTCGCTTGTCCAGGCGCTTCTCTTCGTAAGCTGTTTGCAGCCCACGAGCTGTGCGAGTGAAACGAAATACACAGGCAATCTTTGTCCAATGGCCTCCATGGCAATGGCAATTGCTAAATGCGTTTTCCCCACGCGAGGAGGACCAAGAAACAGTACATTTTCTTGCCTCCCAACGAAGGACAGCGCCGCCAGTTCACGAATCAGTCGCTCATCAATCCCCGGTTGAAAGGAGAAATCGAACTCGCTCAGCGCGCGCCGATAAGGCAGGTGGAACAGCTTCATGCGAACCCCCACGTTTCGGCGCTGGCGCTCTTGAATCTCAGCATCTAGCAATTCGTTGAGGAAAGAGAGATACGTGCTTTGGTTGCGGCTGGCGGCTTCCAACTTTGCATCGAGTGATTGGGCCGCTTGGCCCAATCCGAGTTCCTCCAAACGGTGGCGGGCTTGTTCGAACTCGATCATGCGCCCACCTCCACAAGACGCTCATACACGTCCAACGCACGCATTTCTACGTCTTGAACAGGAATCTGAACGCCTTGCGACTTCTGGATAAGCATACCCCTGCGCCGCACTCAGATTCGCGTATTGGTCCTCACACATGACTAGCGTCCGGGATCGGTACGCCACTCTTCTTCTAAAACAGGGTATTCATGTCAAAGTAGTTCCAGAGCGTCTAGTACACAGGAATACCAGAAACACTGGACACATACAGCCATGTTCAGCCCACCATGCAAGCAGAATCATCAAATGCAATTAACGAGTTATTATTCAAGAAAACAGGTAACTAGAGCCTTTGGTCACCAAGTGGTCGTCAAAAGGCATTGAGGTGACCGTACGCTCTTACTTATACAGAAACAGAAAAATGAAAAACCCCTGCTTCCGCAAGGGTTCCAACGTCTTATGTATGGTGATCCGGACTGGGTTCGAACCAGCGACCCCCACCCTGTCAATTTGATCAATCGTGTTTCCGGTGGTTAATCTGACCGCAAAAACCGCATTCTACTGCGGTTTTTCTTTCTTTTGGCTACGTAAGGTTTATTTGTTTTACTTATGTGCGTTGTCAGTTTGGTTGTCAACGCCGTTGTCAACAAACCTGCAGGGATGGCCGGTTACTATTTCGGTCAAAGCCTGTTTACAACGATCGGGTAAATTTGTCTTGAAAGGATCGATTTCTACTTCCTTCCCATCGATCAACATGTAATGAGCTCCAATTCTAATGGCCGGACGTTTGCGTCTTTTTGTTCTTTTCAAAACAACTCTCTCCTACATCGACCAAAAATCATCCATGGTCACATCCTTGCCTCTGTTCCGGAGTGCCTTGATAATTTTGGCTGCACTCCGTATTGAGGGCTTAAAGGCATCACCGCTGCATATTCGGCTGATTGTTGACTTATTCACCCCACTTTCTCTTGATAACTCCTCTTGTGTGATCCCGTTCCGGTCCAACCACTTACCAAACCGTGATCTGGGCTTGCCCAATCCAAACATTTATAACCAGCTCCTTTTGCTAATAGCTTGGTCAAAAGTTTCTTTTTTCAAACGTTGATTCATTTAGGAATACTGGACAATCCGTTTGGCATCAAGTTATACCAAAGTCAGTTCGCACCGCTATTCGTTTGCGTCGCCGGCCGGCGAAACGACGAAACGAACCAGCAAATACAGACTTTTCAAGAGTAAATAGCAGCTCTGTGCGGTTCGCTTTCTTCGCAACTGTTTCTACCGAAACAACAATGAGGTGGCGCGAGAAGGAGTGATCGAATGATTGAGGTCTTCACTACTGCCATCATGGGAGGGATTGCGTTTTATGCAAAAATTAAAAAATCCGGATTGACGAGCGACAGCGACAAAATAAACAAAATCTTTACGCTCACTGGCCTGAACGTCCGCGACAAGGATAAGACTTACACGGCGCAACTGATCAAAAAGCGGGCCCACACCTGGGGAACGGAGTACAGCTACCGGATCCCGCTCGGACGGAGTTTTGAGGATTACCTTGCAAAGCTCAACCACATCCAGGACGGTCTGAACAACCGAAAGATGCCTTTTCAGGTAACATTGGCGGATTTCATGAAGATAGACTGGGGGCAGCCACTGATTCCACAAGTCAAAATGCTCCTCACGAGGAAAGCGGTAAAGAAGGAGGTGGAGTTAATTTATGATGGCCTGCTCAAGGTGCGGGTCTATCACACTCCGTTACCGCCCCTGTTAAACTATGAAGACGCTCCGCTTGTCGGGGACTGGAAGGTTCCCGTTGGCCAGATCAGGGAGAGCAACACCATCATCTACCACGACTTCGATCAAACGCCGCATATGGTCGTTGGCGGCGCGACCCGATACGGAAAAAGCAACTTTCTCAATATGTTGATCGCCACGTTGATCGCACAGCAGCCAGATCACGTTCGTTTTACGCTTGTCGACCTCAAAGGCGGCGTAGAGTTCCATGAATTCCAGGATGCGAAGCAGGTCTCCCACTACGCTGAGGAGCCTGAAGAAGCTGAGAAGGCATTGCAGGCCGTTGTAGTGGAGATGCGGGAAAAGCAACAGGCGCTCAAGCGACGCGGTGTGAAAAACGTACAGGAGGCCAAGGACCCCTTTCGGCATTTCGTAATCGTCGATGAGGTCGGCGAACTCAACCCTGATGAGGCGGTGACAAAGGAAGAACGCGCTCTGAAGGAACGCTGCCAGACGTACATGAGCACGATTGCCCGTCTCGGTGCCGGTCTTGGTTACCGTCAGATCCTGGCCACACAGTACCCCACCGGCGATGTCATACCTCGCCAGTGCAAGCAAAACAGTGATGCGAAGCTATGCTTCCGCGTGCAGAACGGGACCGCTTCCCGTGTCGTACTTGATGATACCGGGGCCGAAACTCTACCTGAGATCAAAGGGCGAGCTATCTTTCAGACCGCTGACAAACGGCAGATCGTGCAGACTCCGCTCATCGACACAAAGACCATCCGGTATGTCGTTCAGCCAAACATCGTAATCAAGCCAAGGAAGGAGGCCAGCGATGAGAGTCGCCGTGAACAGGTTAGAAAGACAGGAGCAGATCCTGCACAGCTTGGACAGATTCGGTTTTTTGAGTAGAGGGCAACTCCAGCGGCTGCACCGCTTGGGCGGTGATCGGAACGCCCAGAAGGTACTCAGGCAGATGGGAGATCTCGTTCACAGTTTCCGGGAAGAGCGGTATGGCACAGTCTACTACCTGAATAAGCACGGCCGGCAGATGATCGGCTCTAAAAAGGTGGTCAAACGCACCCTCCAAATCAGACACACTCTGATGCGAAACGATTTCTTTTTCCATGTCGGCTGTCCTGTCAATTGGAGAAACGAGATCAAGGTGACTGATGGGCAGACCACGCTCGTTGCAGACGCCCTGTTCATGAAGAATAAGCAGTATCACTTTCTAGAGGTCGATAACACTCAGACCATGGTCGAAAACAGCGCAAAAATCAAGAGATATCGGGAGATGTTCGACCGAGGCTTGTTTCAACAGCAGTTTGGATACTTCCCCACCCTTCACATCGTAACGGTCAGCCCCGGCAGAGTAAGGCGGTTCAGAGACATATGCGAGGGTATGCCATCCTCGGTTTACCTGATTGATGACATTCGATAAGGAGTGGTCCAAATGGCGAAGGTTCAAACCATCAAGTTTCGGGATTTCATGGACGGAACGTGGAAAGAACCAAAGAAAAAGAAATTGAGTAAAGAGGAGGTTGCCGCGCTTGTCGACGGGTTGGTGAAGGCTGGAACACTAATCCCATTGGCTATCGCCCCAATGGCGTCGTTTGCAAGTGCATCTGGTGCTACGGAAACAGCATCGAAAGTTGTTGCCGGCACCGCACTACAGATCCTTTCACACGCCTTGGATCCTATTGTGCAGATCCTGGTGGCAATTTCGCTACCAGTTGCATCCATCGTCATGATCGGCGGCTGTTTCTTCTTCATGTTCGGCAACTCAGAAAAGGCCTGGAGCACCATCCAAAACGCGGGCCTGGGATACGTCCTCATTCAATTGTCACCGCTTTTTATCAAGGTTCTGGAGCAGATCGGAAAAAGTATTTAAACAGCAAAACCCACCTCAGCGTAAGCGGGGCGGGTTTCATTCTTTCAGATGCTTAGAACAAGAATGCCGCAGGAAGGCCACGAGCTGCCAGCAGGAGAACCAGGAAAGCATTTAGTCATGCGAGCTCTTGGAATCACCCAACAGAACGTGATTTACTTTTATATGCGAACAGAAAGGGAACATGCACACAAAAAGGCATCAAAACAGTATATACCTTATTATTTATTCTTCTCTGCGATTAAATTTCTTAGGATTTCTTCGAACTCTATTATCTTACGAGACTTTATGATCAGTCCTAAATTATTTGGTACTCTTGAAATGACCACCGGTTCTTGTCTCGTAGGAATGTTGACGATTTTTATTTCCCCCGAGGCCGTATGTTGGGGGCCGGCATAGAGGACACCTAAAAGCATTAATCTTGTTCCTCCGATAAGTACACCCTTAGATTTTGATACGTATGAACCCTGATTATAGAGCAGTACCGGAGATCCACTAGAGCCAGGGAAACAAGCTGCATCAATCATAAATTCTGGTCTACCTTGATAGTCAATATTAGGGTGCGTTGCTGTTACACCACTGCGAACAATTGGTAAGTTATTCACATGATCCCATATTCCGTTTGGATAACCAATCATTATTACTTCTTCCAAAGCTGTCAAATCGTTCAGATCTTCAGCAGTTGGAATTTGCGCTTTAGTTAATGCTAGATTATAAGCTTTTACGCCGTGTGATTCTAATGTATTGAGTATAAAGGTGATCGGTAATACACAAAGGTCAACATCATCCTCAGGATGAAAAATACATTTACGCTCAAAGTCTGGTACCTCAACATTAAAATAAGAGCCTGTTTGAGGGTTACCGTTACTATCCTGAATTGTAATTGGAATTCTCCCTATTACTGCATCTTTGACTACATGTTTATTAGTCACGATAGTAGGTAAATACCTGTTGTTTCCCTCAAGGAAATTAAAAAAGAATCCGGTTCCAGTACTTGTAGATCCGTCTTTTAAGATGCATTCAATTCTGACCGTGCAATAAGTTAATTTTTCAGAAACAGCCAACTTTAAATCCGACAATTATTATCCCTCGTTCCGTTGTGCTATTGTTTAGTAATATCATTCTCTGAACCGTCAACTATGTTCGAACAACACTGTTTACTGGAAATTATTATTTCGTTACGCTCACGATGTCCTTCACGTTAATCCACCGGGACTCCCAATCGTTCGCTAGTTTGAATCGTTTCCGTTCCGGGTCGATCTCGCGAACAACTCCCCACGCGGTCTCGAACACGCCGAGGTTGCCGCGCACCGGTTGGAACCATTTTACTGTGATCGCGTAATCGTACTGTGTCGAGTCGTAGATGCGAAAGCACATTTCGCCCATGTCGACTTCGTCGATCACTGGACGCTCGATGAGCCCTCTCTCCTCGTTATGCTCGAGAATGGCTGCGCGGTGCTCCGGCAGGACCATCCGCATCGAGCCGAATAAATCGTTGATTTTCCGTGCCATCGAGACCCCTCCGTAATATAACAGCGAACATTAGTTCTTATATTATGTGCGATGAGAGACGGATTATCAAGACAAAAAGAAGAAGCCCCGGATTGACTCCGAGACATTTTAGCGTTAGTTTACCGGGATCTCGACGGATGCCAGCTTACCAGTCGGACCCTTTTCAACGATACTCGATTTTTTGAGGAAAAAACCGAGTATCAACGCCCCAACCATCGGGAAGAACCAAAGAGTACCGAGCATCGCAAAGCCGATTCCCATGCCAATGACAGCTCCAGCCTGTTCGTACTCATTACCAGCGTTGTTTACGACTTCACCTGCGCCAGCCATACCGGCAACGGCAGCGACCACCATCGTGATCGTCCAGAATAGCGCAAAGTTTTTCAGAACATTCCATGCAGTACCGCCCTCGCGAACCTCCCCTTCTTTCAAGTTACGCTTAGCGTAGTAAACCGGTAGCGCGAGCGGTCCAATTAGAAACGTTGCAAGTGGCCACCATATTCGATTGTTTTTTCGCTTTCCGGCATCATAAAAGACCCACAATGCAAACAACGCATATAAAATCCAATAACCCATGAATAATACCCCCTACCTTCCAATTTTCGTCACTATTGGTATTTTTACGACAAGTATCTGGGTATTCCTTCCTAGTCAGTAAAATTTCTTATCTACTCATCTATTTAAAAGGACCTAACAAGTAAATTGACAACAACCTTCATCAACCTGGTACCCGCGATCATCAATTGGAGAGCTCCAGAAAAAAGTGAAACCCCTTGCGTGGCACCGCAAGAGGTTCGCTTGAACAAAGGGATGGAGCTGAAAGACTCCTCCCACCCTAGATCATATTTAAATCATACCCTTGCTATTCACGCTTCGTCAAAGGAGGGTACCGAACGGAGATCCCACTTTTCAGTGGAGCATCGAGATTCCGTTATTTTCAGGAGGACCAAACCGCAGTTTGTCATAACCGGGGCAATCGCCCAACATGAGACGATGGTATATAACATCGCCATTTCCCTCTGGGGGACCGAAAAAAGTCGGAGACCAACCGGGGCCGTCTTGAAACTTCCAGCTTGGACCGTCTTGGTGTAGCTTCCAACCCGGGCCGCCTTCCATTTGCCATTCATCGCCATACGACAACAGAGAAGCATTCCATCCCGGTCCACCATCCATCACGGCAGGGGTACCGCGTTCGCCGATTTCTTTCAAAATGTAGTGAGCCATTTGATTCACCGCCTTTTTCTCTATCATACAGTCATTCCAGAAAATAGAAAAGCCCCCACCCGAAGAACGGATGGGGGAGGAGGTCACTTTTTGTGCTTGTTGTATTCGGTCACGAACCGCTCAATGGCTGCGCGCACTTCTTCGTCTGTTCTACCAAGGCGAAGCCCTCCTGAGCCAGCTTGTACAGGATCTCACGCTCAGCTGAGCTCTTTCGGGCATCAATCCACCCCAGCACGCGCTTACGCAGCTCCGTGATGACAGCCAGTACCAGGAGAGCGAGCAGGCTGACGAGGGCGTTTGTGATCTCATGTGCGAATTGTTCCATGTCACACACATCCTTTCAAGTTCACGGTTCTTGTTTTGTTGTCCCATATCGCTGTCAGGCCGAGGGCAGCTGCCAGCTCGCGCGCAGGAGCGTATGCGGATCCGGACACGATCTTTTCGTGCAGGTCTTTTCCGTTCACGCGCACGTCCTTCGTCGCCGCGATCCACTCCAGCTTTCCGCCGGCAGCTGTCACCACCGCGCGCACCGGGAGCATCGATACACCGTTCTGCAGGAAGCCAGCGAAGGGGAGGGCGATACTGTTCAAGGCGATTGCAACCGGCGCGCCGGCTAACTTCTCCACAGATTTTTTTAGAAATTGTGCATAACCTGCACGGAACCAATCCATTGAGAATGCCGGGCAGTTTTTCCATGCGTAGCCCGGGTACTCCTGGTGGCCAAGGATTTGCTTCATGTTCGGCAGAATGCCCTGCAGGTACTCCAAGAGGCGGTAAGCTGCGTCGATCTGCGCTGGTGTTGGTTGTTGCGTGCGGAAGTCGCCAATCAAGCAAATACCCAAGGCATGGCGGTTGCTGTCGCCAACGTGATAACTGATCGCCTCCAGATCATTGCACCAGTAAATTGTGCCGTCTTTTTGGATGACAAACGTGTAGGCGATGCCGGGCCACTTGTTGGTGCCGACGTGGAAGTTTGCGAACGCCTCCGGTGTCCCAGTCTTGGTCAGCGAGTGATGAATTGCTGCCGACCGGATGTCCTCCAGCCGGCGACGCCTGTATTTAAGCACCGGGTGCCGCGGCAAAGAGGTGCGAACGTCTACGACGCGCGCGCCTGGTATGATCATTTTCATGTTATCTTCCTTCTTTCTCGGGCTGTTTGTTTTTGAACCGATCCAGCGTGGTCAACAGAAACGGAGGGACCGGCAATCCGAGCTTGCCGCAATTCTCCATGATGGAGATCCCCTCGGTCCCGATCAGGAACAGCAAAATGGCATCCCGGATGAATCCCTGCGAATTGCCGCTGATAACATCCAGCTGGTGCGCGACAATCACAAAAACGAACATGAGGACTTTCCGTCCCAAGCCAGTCCATCCGGTTCGACTATTCACTTCCCTGCGGTATATCGCCGCTGATAACCCGGTGATATAGTCTAGCGCCAGGAAGATAGCAAATGCGAATAACAGGTGATCCAGCCCTCCAAGGAGGTAGGTTGCCGTGGCGATCGTGCCGCCAGTTGCAATTGTTAGCCATCCGTCGTATTTCATCTATTTCGTTCCTCCTCACCCCCTTTTGGGGCAAAAGTAAAGGAAGCTGCGGCAGCTCCCCAATTAAAAAACGCTCAATCTCTTTTGAGAAGGAGCGTTACTCGGTTGGGTATGGCTCGATTTTCGCAACAGTATTTTCATACTCTTGCTGGTTGATCCAGCTGTTTGCCCAGGCCTTATCCAGTTGTATGGTACGATTCTCGGCGGTCGCGTACGGGTCAATCGTGAAGTTGTCTGCAGCGTACTGCTTGATCTCTTCGTGGTACGTGGTGTTGACATCTGAGAACCGCTTTGTGCCGTCTACATAGATTTGAAAGGCGTACCCGCGCACCATCCGCTGTCGAACTGTTTCTGCCATTCCGCATTCCTCCTTTTGTCTACGCCAAGTCGTTGGAGACAAGGGTCTCCATGATGAACAAGACATCATCCTGCAGCGCCGAGTCGCGCTGTTTCAGGGCATCGTTTTCCGTTTTCAGCTTGGTGTTTTCTTTTTTCAGCGCTTGAAGTTCGGTTTCCAACTCTTCCAGTTTGCTCGGCGATTGTGAGGGCATAATGTCCACTGTGATGAAGGTGGGAACACCGTCAACCAATTGCACCGAACACCCCCTATCTACCATCTGTCTATATTGTTCTTTCGTTATCTCCACATACCCATAGTCATCAAACGCACCCCCGTGGTTAGGAATTACGTTGTTATCAATCTCCCAGCGCGGAGAATAGCTTTCGTCAGGTGTTTCAATTGAAGTAGACATTATCCGGAAATCAGACTTTCGATAGACTACAAATTTCATCCTTCCACCTCCCAATAACATGCACCAACGCTAAGAGTCGCCGTCGATGTAGACCCGTTTCTAAATACGATGATAAGGTTAGAACCCGAAATATAAACTTCGGTCAAGCCTGTTGCGCTTGCGTTTACTCCTTCGCTGATGTAGGTGTTTCTTGATCCTAATCTGGCGTCACCTAGCGCTTTTGAGTAAAACTGGGATGTGGGTGTACTCGTTACCTCTACCGACGTCGCTTTTGTGGAATCGGTATTGAAGTATACGGTTGCCCAGGTGCTGCTGGAACCGTGCCGAATGACAAGCCGCCCTTTCTTTCCAGCAAACCCAATAGGTATTGTTTTTGTGTAAGTCGTATTCGCCGCAACTTGTGTGGTTGTATCCGACCAAAATCCTGATGCTGAAAGACCGGATATACCCCCATTTGCATCTCGGACCACTAGAGTGTTTGGTGTGGCTCCAGTTGACGGCGAGTATCCGCTGACTTTCTCGCTGTCACCCACACGTCCGCTTGCATTTGTTATCGGCACCTTGTTCGGTTCCGTGCCGCCGGGTGTCCCCTTCTCTGTCTGCCAACGATAAATAAGGTCAACGAGCGCGTCCAAGGCAGAGACTTGCAGGTCGTAAAACCAGTACCAGTTACTTAGAATATCTCCAGTGGTAGCGTTTCCGCCTGTAGTAAAAGTGACGATACCATTTGACTGTTGAGCCCATCCAGTGTAGGAAGTGAGGCGCAACAGTTGAACTCCTCCAGTGGTGGATTGAAGATACAAGAGGTAGTTTCCTGACGAAGGGACGATCATGTCCAAGTTAATGACATTTTCACCTGCTACAACAGAAAACACTTTTCCAATGATAGTTGTACCAGCGCCAACACCCGCAGTCCAAGGCGCTAATCTTACTGTTATCGTACCGGCAACATCTGCATAGACTTTTGTTTTCGAAAAATATACAGCCTTTGTAGTACTAAATACAAGGCCATAGTTACTGTTGAAGTAGGTACCGGATGGACTCGACGGTCCGAAGTTCTTTTTTACTTCTTCCACGGCAACGTGTGCATCGTAAATGCCCTGCTCGATCTTGTTAAAGTTCGTTGCACTCAAAGGCGTACCTGCCTGCGTTACTGTGCCAGGACTCGCCGTGAGCGTGACCGCTGTTGCCGTCTCGTTGCTCTTGGTATATCGGTTCGGATACTGTACCGCACGATCAATCCAGTTCGTTTTCGTGTAAGCCATAAGTTCGCCTCGCTCCTCTTTCACGCATTAGGTAAATCCCCCCGCGCGTTACCTGCGTTTATCTGTCCGCAGCGAAAAAAACTATCATAAACGTTGGCCGCATAGTTAAATAGAGAGCGGATGTTAGTCTCAAGACGATTCATGTCAATGTAGTCGAACCCCTTACCGACCGACCACGTTTCCGCGCCCTCGTAGTCTGGGGGTGTGAGGAAGGCCCCCCGGATTGTTTCAATGTTGTTCTCGATCCGGGTAATGGATGATAAAAACTCAATTGACGACATGGTACGCCCTGTGGTGAATGTCATCGTGTCGATGACGTACGACATAGCCGTGAGCATGTTCCGCAGCGTTTGTGTGTTAGTCTCGATCCGGTTGAAGTCGGAGTGGCTGACTGCGTCGGTGCTGGCCCAATCCTCGATGGTCGTTATACTGTACGTCGTGCCCTCGACAGTCTTGGAATAAACGGTGCTTGTCGCCACTAACTCGACGCTCCTCTCGTCTCGGTCGTTGCCTTTAGGTATCCTGTGTAGGTCAATTGGTTCTTTGTGACGTATGACGCCCGGTCAGAGCCGTAAACGTTCTCGATACCCAGCACGTCACCTAATTCATGGACAGGATTACCTCTCCAGTTCGATTGTAGGATGGCCCGCAGCTTCGACCGGCCCAGAAGCCACTCCGCTACAGCTTGAGCACGTGCTGATGTGTTGATCAGCTTGTTTCCGGTAAGGGCCAATGTGCTGCCATTTGTAATACTGGAATCCGTTGCGGTGTATGTCGCAGAGGACGAGATACTTGTCCAGTACGACACCTGCACGCTGCCGATCAGCGTATCCAATACAACTTGCGGCTCCTTATAGGCGTTGTCTAAGTCAATCCGGTCAACGGCTGCTCCTACCGTGTTGGGTAGCTGCTTTAGATGGATCGCATCGTCCCTCGACACCCATATGTTGCAGAGGCCAGCCAACGCGATACGTTGCAATAACTCCCGTCTGTTGATCTTTTCGGAAAGGCTGTCTGTCATGATGGATTGCAGCGCCGTGTCGATGCTGTACTTAGTGATCCCGCATGCCGCGAAGTTCGCGACCGCTAGGTTATAGAGGCTTTGAGAGTTAGCGGTGCTTTGCTCATAGCTGTAGTTCTCCATCAGATCGAGCGCAGTCCGGGCGGTAAAGGTGGCCGTCATTGCCCCTTCATCACCCTTCCACTCCCAGAGAAGATACTTTCCGAGTGGAACCCACTGAACAGAACCGTTAATGTCCAAACCCAATTCAGCTGTAATGCGTTGCCGTTGCTGAAGGAATGCATATACCCCCGATGGGTTCAGAATGTTGAACTCCCGGCTGCTATTGTCAATCGTGAACCGGAACTCAGGAGACGGCAATTGCCCCGTGAATGCGTCCATCTCCTCGGTCAGTTCCATATTGATCAGGTTATCATCGGTGTAGACTTTAACCGTACCGGCATCGATCTCAAGCACCCTGGCACGTCGGTTGCCTATTACCCACTTCGTGATGATAACCTCGATTTTGTTATAGTTGGACAGAGGTTGCTGGAGAACAGCCGCTGCCACACTCGTATTTCCGTTTACGTTTTGGCTAGCTACGAGAGACGTACCATTATACACACGAACAGAAAACTCTGTCGCGTACTCCCCTGAATTTTGATCGAATGTCACCGTGATACCGTAGGATGAGCGAAGGCTGCTGTAGTTTATCGTGATAGTTTGTGCCGGGGAGAATGTTCCGTCGGCTCCACAGATAACATCACTCACGAATCCCACCTGGCCGTTGTTGGCAACGTTACTGTCCGCAAAAGACATACTACCATCTAATTTGAACCGTCCAGGCTCAAAAGTCGCCAAGCTGTAGGATGGAGAACGTACACCGTCGAACAGTTGTGTAGCCAGACTGATATTCGACGCTTGCGTAGAAGTCGATACACTTGACACTGCGCCCGACGCTTCAACGTCTGTGATCTCAAACGTAACACGCCCGCTGAATCGTCTGGATTGAGCATATACATTGTCCTTATAAACTTGCGTCGTACTGTACATGCTCAACCCTCCTACACTTCGATAAGATTAAACGACACATCCTTGTAGACCGGTGTGCCGTTGATGAAACTGACTACTCCAACAGAACGGTCCCCGCAGTAAAACGTGGCGGTACGGTTAGAATTGGTGATAGGGTCAGTATAAGTAACGGGAAACGTAACGCCTGAGACGGCGGTCAAGATCGTTTTCAACTCCGCCGCAGAAAGGTAAGAGAACCTCAACTCGATTTTACGTTTGGTGGCAATCCTCTCGATGATCATGGTTCCCTTCGCGTTCCGTTCCGCGTTGGATATATCCATGACGTCTAGGCTCATTTCGGAAGGGCTGATAGACGTCGTGCCAATTGTCAATACTGCCATGATCTCACCGCCTTACGTAACTGTAATCAAGCTGGAGCCAATTCGGGCGCTTTCCCGTCTGTTATAGGCATTCATCAAACGAGCAAAAGCGACGCCATCAATGCTTAACAAGATGTCGCGCCCCGCTGCCGTCTTGTCTGACCCACCTTGCGTCATCTGAAGTGCAGTAATCATCGCCGTAGTGATTGCCCCGGCGAATCGGTCGAAAACATCGCCGCGTTCGAGAGGAACAACCATTTCCGCGCCTGCTTCCCCCGCGATAAATGGAGTTCCACCAGCCACGATCCCACCTCGTGCGAGCTTCGGGATCGTTGGAATCTTAATCCCCCATGAGGAGATGCCGGTCAGTTTGTACACCCAATCGGGGGCACGTACTTGTATTTTGTTGAGGCCTTCAATTAGCTTGTTAATGCCCGCAATTATCGCGTTGATGCCTCCTTTGAATGCCGACTTAAGCAAGCCTACGATGCCTTCAAATACATCAACGATCCCTTCCCAAGCCTTTTCCCAGTCGCCCGTGAACACTCCCGTAATAAAGTTCATTAGGCCGATGAACGTGTCTTTTAAGTTGCCGATGATTTTTCCAATGCTTTGGAATACGTTATCGAATACCGTTACAAATACATCCGACATGAACGTGACTAACGGTTTCAAAACTTCTTGCCACAGCCATTGAAATACCGTACCCAAACCGTTGGCCGCAGGTGTGAAACTCTTTACGAGCATATCCCACAACGGCAATAATACGCTTTGCCACAAGTAGGTGAGCACCGCAGACACAGCCTCGACAGCTGGTTTAAACATCTCCAGAAGTGCTGCACCCAGTGGCACTAGGACGTTACTCCATAAAGACAGCGCTACAGCCGCCAACGCCTTAAATGCGATAACCAGAACCTCACCGATCACCTTTCCTACCGGTACGAGCACATCATTCCACAACGCTTTGAGAAAGTTTCCGAACGGTACGAGCACGTTTTTCCAGAAGTCCTGCGCCGTTGCCTTAACCGCATCCCAAGCTTTCGGTCCCACATCTGCGAGCCATTTTCCGAAAGGCACCATCACCTCGGCCCATAGCACTTTCATGGCAGATGCAAGGTTTTCCCATGCCTTGACCATTACGTCAGCAAGCCATTTTCCAAACGGCACAAAAACTTCATTCCAAAGCCATTTGGCCATTTCGCCGATTTTTTGAAGGATACCATCCACGACGCCGCGGAACGTCTCATTCGTTCGGTAGAAGTAGACGAAAGCAGCTACCAAAGCGCCTATTGCGACAACAATTAAACCTACCCAACCTAATGACCCTGCCAAGGCCAGCATCGCAACACGGATAGCACCGATTGCAGTTGAAATGGCCTTAGAGATAGCGCCCCAATTGGTGATAAGAAAGAATGCAAGGAATGCCGCGCCGATACCAGCAAGCGCCGCGATAATCACGTCCTTATGCTGTACGATCGCATCGTGGATAGAGGCAAAGAACTCGCGGATTTTCTGGCCCATTTGTTTCGCCTGGTTCGCCGTCTCCTGCATCTGTTTAGACAGGTCACCAAGCGCCCCGGCTGTACTACCTGCGTCTGCTCCCGCCGCGACGCCCCCGGATGCTCCGCTTTTGTCTGACTCTGCTGTGGATTGTGCAAGCTGGTTGATTTCGTCAAATCCGGCCACCGCCCCCTTGGCCTTCTTGCCGGCGTCCTTCGCGGCGTCGCCAGCTGCCTGGTAGGACGATCCAAGTTTATCGGCTGCATCTGCCTGTGCTTGGACCGCTTTAGCGTCCGCTGCTGGGTCATACCCGAACAACGCCCCGACGAATGTAGCCGCTGCAGCTGCTGCGCTCGCCAGCGCGCTTGCAATCCTGGTCAGTATCGGAAGCATCGCGTTGTAAATAGGCAGGAGAATGTTACCAATCGCTGTCCCGAGGTTTTTTACCTGTGCGGTAAATTGTGCTTGCCGCAACATGGTATTGTTCTGGAGCGTGTCGCCGTACCGACGCGATGTTTCATTCAAAATCTGCATGTAGATGATCTGCCGTTGCGTCGATTGATCCAAGTCGGCCCATTGTCGACCGTTGGCCAACTCTTTGAAAGCGCTAGACGCTTCAAGGGCGGCCACCCTCACGTTGATCCCAAGCTCATCGGCAGCGTCAGCTTCCTGGTTGAACGCTGAGCGCAAACGGTCCATAACGTCCGTCATATCGCGTCCCGTACCTGCCACGATGAGCGCAGACGCTTTCATGAGGTCTTGCGTACGTTTGAGAACTTGCTCATTGTCCTTGGTGAAGTCAGAAATGATCTGGGAGTACGTCGCACCATAACGAAGTGTTTCCGAGATAGACATCCCCATCGACGCCCCGACGGTTTGCGCCCACTCCCGATATGCTTCGGCGCTTGATCCCATCGTGCGACTTAGCTGCCCGAATGCAGCTTCCACCTTAATTGCATCTTGCAGAAGACTGTTTGCACCGAGTACCGTCACGATACCTGCAATCTCACCTGCTATCGAGTCACGCAAGTCTGACATGCTCCTGGACACTCGATCTTTGAAGCCAGACATGTCTCTTTGGAATTTCTGCATGGAGGCCCGCGCCTTGGAAAAGTCCGCCCCTGCGCGGATAAGTAGGTTCCTTACGACTGCCAATTACTCCACCTCCTCTACGGGCTTTACAGGTGTAGCCCAAGCATTCAACATGGCTAGCATTTCCTCTGGAGTTTGCTCTTTATCAGGCTTGCTGGCCTTATCCATCTTTTTCAAGATCTGCTCCAATTTCGGCAGTTTGTTTGCCCGTGACCATGCCGCCGTGAGATAAGCCATTGTCAGGCGCTCCTTGCCCTCTGCAATCTGTCGATCTGAATACGCCTCTATGTACATGTTCAACTCGTGTGGCGTCATGTCGTCGTATTCCGAGAGTGATATGCCGATGGCAATCGCTGCCTGTTTGGATTCATTCCAATCGAACGGCTTTACTTCTCCGGACCGTTTCCCGCTTGCTTCCCCTCTGGTTGTTTGCCGAACGCCGCCGTGAACGCCTCGTTCATCTTGTCCAAAATATGCTGGTAGGAAGGCGCCTGGTCAAGCAATTCTTCCATCTGCTCGAGCAGTAGCGTCTCCCCGTTCTGCCGCGCATCGTAAAGTAGGCCCGCATAGAGAACTTTCTCCAGGTCCTCCAAATCGAACCCATTGTCGATCTGTTCCATAGACTTGCCGGTCAGTGCGGTTAGCCGCTTCAACGCGGAATGCCCGAATCGAAGCTGACGCGGTCGGTCTAGTTGAATATATACAACGTCGTTGTTGATCTCTGCCATATCAGTGCCTCCTGATAATTGAATTGGGCCGGTGTTTACCCGGCCCGAAAAAATTAAGGTTTAGTGACTACTAACTCGTACATCTTCGCAGCACTTGTGTTCGATCCGCGAGCTACAAGCAACACTCGTTTCGTTTGTCCGCTGGAGATGGTTACAGCCGTCGAAGCCGTTGCCGTCGTAAGGGACGTGTTAAACGTGCCGTCTACGTACATATCGACCGTACCGGATGCAAATGTCGGTGTGACAGTGAAGGAGGTGCCGCTTGTTGTAATCTGATACTCGTAGGTAGTCGCTGCGAACGTCATCGTCCCTGCCGTCGTGGTTACGTTGGTCAGGTTGCTCGACTCAGTGGTGAGTAACGTAGGCTTGCCGCTCACCTTAATGGTTGCCTCGAACGCAAGCATGTCCTCGAGGGATGCATTACCGCCCTGGTAGGCAGTGACTACGCCGTTAAATTGCCACTCGGCCGCAAACGCACCTGGGAACATAATCTTAATAGGTACTGTAGCGCCATCGTTAAACGCGGTGAGGAGCGCGGACTGCCCTCCGTCAGCCTTGTTGTAGAATCCGGAAACGGTGATTTCGCCGCCGTCTCGGAATCCGGTTGTAAATGTACGATAACCACCCACGCTGTCAAGCGCTGTGGTATCAATCGTTTCCGCCGACATAGGAGGCGCATCGATAGAATTCAGCTCCGCTACGAAAGTGGTACCGACCAAAATTCGTGTACCTACAGAACGTTGGGGCATATTATCACCTCTTAGATATAGTAAACTTCAAATTCCAACACACTCCGGTAAAGCTTTGGCTGGGCCTCGTAAGTCTCAAACGGCTGCGTGACAAGAAAAACTTCTTGCACAAAAGGGCCATCTGACCCGATCTTACGATTGACAAACGAGTATACCTGGTTGACCACGGAGGACACTACACTTTTCAGCGTTTCATACCGCTCAGCCATGATGTTCAATTCGAGCGTCACAGTGCGCCCCCCAGACCGGCCACTGTGTGTTCGAGTGGGGATTCCGTAATCGGAAAGATAAATCAGATACGGTGTACCAGCTCCGGCATCGGCATCCGGGGCGACGAGTGGGTACACCCGATCGGATAACGTCGGTATCGATTTCAACTCTGCGGTCAACGCCATTTCAAAATCTTGTGGCACTATCTCAGCCCCTTCTTGCTTAAGGCCTTATCGATCTCTTTTCCTGCCCGATCCAGTACCGTGCGTTCGATATTTTCCTTGTTCTCATCGATCGCCCGACGCAAATATCGATATCCTGGCACGTATCGTCCGCTTACCGTCAGAAATCCGTATTCCTGAGAGGCAGGGTAATAAGATCGGTCCCCTTCCTTGCTATACTTCACGAAAATGTCATTCTTACCCGGATCAATCATAGCGTCGAAAACAGCCTTACCGACGACTTTCTTCCGTTCCTTTTTCATGATGATGGCCTGCTGCAGCTCGCCTGTGTCTACCGGAGCATTCGCCTTCGCCGCCTTGTAGGCGATTCGCGCCCCTGCGCGTGCTGCCTGCGTCACGGCGGTCTGTGGTACGCGACCAAGCTTTTCAATGTCCCTTATGAGGGCATCAAGTCCATCAATTCTGAAGTCGTCTTTTGGCATGTCACTGCAGCTCCTTGCAGAACAATTGCAATTCCCGGTTTGCCTCGTTGACGTTGATCACATACATGATCTCGAAGGTCTTACTATTGACGAGGGCCCGCATAGTTCGATCGATGCCGGTCCGGTAACGTATGGTTAGCTTGGTAGTCACTTCGGCATGTAGTTTGCGTGCGGCGAAGAACTCCGACCCCGAAAGTGTCTCAACCGCCGCCCATACCGTCGCCACCGTAGACCAGATGTCCTGTGGTTGCCCGTACCCGTCCGTGGTGGTTGAAAGCGATTTGATCGTGACTCGCTTGTTCAGCCGATTGACCAGTGATTTCACGATATCTCCTCCGATGACGGCGCGTAAGCATGCTGTAGTTGCGCAAGCATGGACTGAACGGTAAATCGGACCTTATCGGACGGCTGTGACCCGATAAGATCGCGGTTTTCGTACCAGTCAGCGCAGAGAACCAGGCAAAAGAGCTTAGCCAGTTGGTTGGTGCCGTCAAACTCAACCTCAACGGAGTTGTGCAGATACGTCTCCGCTGCACCCATCAGAGTTTGAATGACCGTGTCCTCATCAGTGCCGTCCACGCGCAGCCAAGTCTTCGTTTCTTCAAGCGTCAGGATCGGCATCCGTATTCACTACCCCATCATTGACCGCTCCACCGTCTGCTGTGGAAGGATCGACGCCGAGATACTGCCGGTAAAGTGACTCCCGCTTATCCGCGTTGCTGTCGTCCCCTTCGATCCCCAAAGTGGCCAACCATTTTTTTTGCTCAGTAGCCGAAAGCTCCGAAAATTCTTCCAAAGTCGGTGGCTTGGGCGGAGCTACTTTTTCGGACGCTTCCAAAAATCCTTGGGAGACCAGATATTGGACCCGCTGTTGGTCATCATCCGGGTATTCTTCGCCAGGGCGGTACAGTTTCATGCCGTGATATCGCTCACGGAAGGCTTTGATCACCTTAGCCATTCATTTCACCTCCAAAATATCGAGGGCCGGTCTTCCCGGCCCCCGTTTTTGCGGATCATTAAGGTGTTGGCGTGATATCCAGTTGGCCGTAGACCGCGGCCGCAGCATCCCACTGTACGTAATCGTCGCGGATGATGGTCCGCAGCTCGGTGGTATCGCGGCGCCATGCATCGCCGCCCTCCCGGGTGGATGCCAACTCAAAGAATCGGCGGTTGAACAGCACCATGAACTGTTTCAGATTACCGATGAACAAAGGAGCATTCCCTGTCACCGTATCATTCGGCAGATTCCGGTTGCTCACCACCGCGATCGGGCGACCTTTGAACAGCTTGCGGCCAGGCTGTGTGATATCATTCATCAGGATCGGCCTGCCCATGCCATCCACTTGGTTATCCAGCCAGTTGAATCCGTCCTGGTTGGTCAGCAACACTGCGGAACGGCTGATGGCCGGGTCAAGTTCCACGTTGAGCACCGAGTTGATCGCTTTGAGATCCGGAAGCACTTGCGGAGTCAACGTTTGCAGCTTAGAAAGAATGTGGACGTTCCGAGTATGAGCTGCTTTCCGAGCGATCCAATTGGTGACATACGCCAAAAGATTGGCGTCATTATCGGCAAGCAGCTCGTTGGTCAGTGGCAAATAACCTGCCCGCTTCTTGAGTTTGTAACTGATTGGGGTGAATTTCGGGTTGTCCGTCAGTTGGATAATCCCATACTCATCCACGTCCGCGAACGGAGTCATGTCAGCGTCTGTTTCCAGCACGCGTGAACCCGAGAGAGCCGTTACATTCTCAACCGTCACGTATTGACTGAGGTCATTCCACTCGCGCATCAGCTGATTGATCTGTGTTTGAACGTCTTTTGGTACGACAATCCCCACATCGCCATCAGCAATGGCCGGATTCGTGCTACCTTCGTTCATCACGGCACGGCGCTCATACTCGCTGATGATGCTGCGCATTTCCGAAGTGATTTGTTGGCGGCGAAGACCACGCAGGACAATGCCGGTATATTCTTTCTCCAACTCCTGCATGTCCCGCTCTTCCACATTACCATTGTCGTTCAGCTCTTTTCCTCCAAGACCGCGAGCCTCAGTTTCTTCCAGTTCTCGTTGTAGATCCACCTTCGTCTGCAGAGTACGAACCTCATCCATTTTCTCTTTCGCCTCAGTGGTTTTATCTTCCGCCAGCAGAGATCGTACTTCCTGTTTCGCGTTCTCCAGTTGTTGGAGCAGCGCACGCAATTCCTTTGTCATGTGATCACCTCAAGGGATAATTGGCAAAACAAAAGCTCAACCAAAAAGGTCGAGCTCCATCAGCATTTTTTCTTTTTCGTATTGATCGGCCGCCCGCTTTTCAGACGTTTTGAATTCTTCCAGAGACCTTGCAGCGACTTCATTGGCCGGATAAGCCGGAAACGCAACCGGGCTGATTTCATACAGTTCAGCGTTAAGGATCAAGCGCTTGTAAATTCGCTTGTCTCCTTGCTTCTCGCTTGTCCACTTGTCTTTTGTCACGCGCATGCCGAACGATACGCCATCCACATCACCGCGCTGGATCAACTCCCACGCATCATTGCCGACAGTGGTGTTCGGGATATCGAGTTCGAAGCGAAGCTCTGTATCCGTGTTGGTCAGGCGCAGTGTCCCTGACTTCGTGTTTCCAAGGACCTGAGATGTGTCGTGGCTCCACAGACCAACGACGTTACGCGAAGCGATGCTATCCTTGAAGGCTTCCTTGTCGATTGACTCAACAAACGTGTCTCCCCACCAGTCGCGCATCTCTGCACTGTCTGTGTTGTACTTGATCGCCCCGGTGATGGTCCGTTTGCCGTCGTCACCTTCAGAGGCTCGAACCTCAAGCTTAACCGGTAACGCCCGGATCTCCTTCGTCTGGGTCGTCTTTTTCTCCTTGTCCAGCTCCATCACCCCCTTTCGCTTTATAGGCGCTTCCCGCCATGGTGATCGGTACAACACTGCCGTTCACCAGCAGTTGGTCGCCGCCTTCCATTGGCGGGAGTTCCTCCTTCGCCCGGGCCTCATTGGGTGCGAGAAACCCACCCTGCACGCCGATGCGATACGCTTCATACCTGGTTTTGATATCGCTCCGCAGGATCGCGTCGACGTTAAAACGGAAAAAGTACCCGTCCTGGATCTCCTCATCCAGCAACAGCTTGTATGTCAGCTCTTGTTCGTACATCGTCAGGATCGGCTGCAGCGTGTCCGTGTAAAATTCCTTCTGTTGCTCAGCTACGTTTGTATGCGTCGCCCTGGTCAAGTCATTAAGCTGATGCATCTTGATCCCAAAGGCCGAAGCAATTTGACGGATCGTCAACTGGTTGTTCTCCAGGAATTGCGCGTCGTGCATATTCAGCGCGATTGGCACGAACTGATAACCAATGGGCATCAGCGCGACCCGGTGGCTGTTGTTCAACCCCGATGACATGGCTTCAAATTTATCACGGAAGTTCCTCTTGGCCTTCTCATCCAGGTCGCCAACATACTGGACGATCCCTTTTACCTGTAGCCCCTGTTTGTAGAAGTTGTTGACGAACTTGTTCGCCGACGCCGCATTTTCAACTGTGGCCCGCAAACAATCCAGTGGAGATAGCCCGACAATACCGTCCAGGGTCACGCCGCCTTTGAAGTGCAGAACCTCATCCGGCGAAAGCTTTCGCTGTTCATAGCCAAGATTCACCTCATACCAGAGCTTCGATCGACTGGTGAGAACGCCGCTTGCGCCGGTGTCGTTATCCACGATGATCTTTACCCGGCTGGCGTCCATCGGCCACAACCCGACGATTCGGCCGCGATGATCAAATTCCATGGAAACGTAAGCGTTGCCGTGCATACTGTTTTGCGCCTCGATGCACTTCCAAAAGTCAAAAGCGCTCATGTACGGATTGGGGCGCAATCGGAGCAGCTGATATACAGGGTGCCGCGTATGTTTTTGAACCCCAGACTCATCCTCCTGGAATACCTTCACAGGCAACTTTGCCACCGATTCTGATCGGATCCGGACACAGGCAAAAACCGTATCTACTTTGAGGGCATTTTTCCCACGCACGTTGACATCACCAGGTTCAATACCCAACACCTCAAGCAACCGGCGGTCGTCTACGTTCAGTTGCAATGTTTCTCGCTTTTCCATCCCAAGCCAGCGCCGTGCATAATCTATGATCTTCACATCTGCACCTCCCTCCCTTCAAATTCGCAAGCGATTGGGAATTTAACCCCACAGTTTGTTGAGAAACACTTCATCCGCAAACTCGGACACATCCAGGCTGATCTCCTCAAACAACATGGCTGTCGCCATCGCGTCGATCAGCGCGACCGTCAGGTCGATACGGTCCGCAGACTTATTTTTCATGGGCTTGATGTTCTCGTTCCCGTCGACGGCTACCACGACATTACCCCAACACCATCTGGCCACGGGGTTTTCCTCGTGGGTCATCATCCCGCGCTTCATGAGCTGTTCTACCAGCTTCATGGCCGGGCTCATGTTTGCCATATTCTGCGGGATCTCCACGACGTCGATGCCCTGCCTCATAAGTCGTTGCGTCAACATTCGGCTGTTCCACGGGTCGGCGCCAGCTGTATGCAGGTTGTACTGTTTGCTCGCCGCGACGATCCGGGCCTCCACAAAGTCGTAGTCGACTACATTGCCGGGGGTGGCATGGAGGTACTTTTGATTTACCCAGCGATCATAAGGTACATGGTCGCGGGCAACCCGCTCCCGCATGTTGTCTTCCGGTATCCAGGCGTCATGGATGAACCGCCAATCCGGGATGCCATCCTGCGGCGGGAACAAATAGACGGCAGCAGTGATGTCCGTGGTACTCGACAGGTCCAGACCAACATAGCAACGTTTCCCGACCAGCTCCGACAGTGACCATTTTCCGGTCGTCTGGTCCCAGAGCGTAAGCGGTAGCCAACCAACCCGCTTCAGTGATACCCACTGGTTCAGGCGGAGCCAACGAAAAAGGCGCTCTGCCGCTTCACTGTTACGAGCGGCCAGCGCCTCTTGGCGAACGCTTTCTATGCTGATGGTGTGGCCAAGACTCGGATTTGCCTTGTACCAGGTTTCCTCGTCAAAAATATCCGCGTCCTCTGGAGCCGAATATATTTTGGCGTACCAGTATGGGTCATCCAGTTCACCTGAGGTAATTTTACGCGCCTTGTCATGGACCTCCCAGCCGATTGACTTCCGGTCAGGGTCATCTCCGGCGGTGGTGATAACCCACCAGATCGGTTCTTTCCGGGCGGCCCCCGCCCCAAACGTCATGACATCCCACAGATCACGGTTCGGTTGAGCGTGCAGCTCATCGAAGATGACCACGGTAGGGTTGATCCCGTGCTTCGTATAGGCTTCTGCGGACAAAACCTTGAGCGTCGTACCGGTCAGCTTGTTTTTGATCTCTTTTTTACTTTCGGTGACCTTGAGGATCACATCAAGCTCCGGCTCCTGTTCGATCATGCCGCAAGCTGCCCGATATACCAGCTCAGCCTGCTGCCGGTCCGCCGCACAACAATATATCTGACCGCCGGGCCCGTCGCAGACGATGTGATAGAGCGCGATCGCAGCGATCAGTGAGGTTTTTCCGTTCTTCTTCGGGATCTCCAGATACGCATAGCGGTACTGCCGGTATCCGTCCTCTTTGACAGTCCCGTATACATCCCAAAGAATTTGATACTGCCAGTCAAGCAGTTGAAACGGCTGACCGTAAAAATCATCGACGGCGTGGAGCATCTGGATAAACTCAATTGGTTCTAGCGCTCGCTGTTTATCATGGGGCATGGCCACCAGCTCTTCTGCTTATAAATTGAGCCATCGCTGACTCTTTCTTTTCCCCCGGCGGTGTTTTCGGGATCGATTTGATCCGCGCCGTAGGGTTGAGGAACAGTCGGTCCTCCAGCTTGAGCAGCATGTCTCTGGTTTTCATGACCTTGTCAGTGACGCCAGCGATCGACTCGTATATCCGCAATCGGTCATCCACTTCTTCAACTTCGTCGATGTCCTGCCGCATCCGCTCCATCATCTTCGCCAGTGCATGTTCCTGGCTGATCAGCATGCAATACCGGTTAATGATCTGTTCATCCAGCCCGTCGACATACTGGATCTGCTTGTAGAGTTTTTTCAACCGGTTGAACTCACGGTGAGCAATCGGATCAGCCTTCACGGCGGGCGACTCCTTAAAAGTCGTCCCGGTGTAAAGAGACTTCTCCGCCTTTTCACGGTGCTTCAGTTCATCCTTCGTCCGGTGACTTTTACCCTCCAACTTTATCAGTTGGACCGGCTTACTGGGTCGTCCTGCCATGTCATCACCTCCTAAAAAAATCTCATTTTGGGAAAAAAATTCGCGCGAAGGTGGGGGCGCGGTCTCCCGCAACCCGCTAAAAAATTTTTGACCCTCCCCCTACCACCTGCTCTTCGTTCGTCGATCGTCTAACCAGACAAGTATAGGTGCCGCTACAAAGAACACCAGGAGGCTCGGGAGACCAAACCAGAAAACAAAGCTGTCTTTGCCGGTTATGTGCTGCCACTCTTCTGGTGACAATCTTGTGTACCACAACACCAGCAAAAAGATAGTGGCTGTTGGTAATAATAGGATCCTCATGGTCCTCTCCCTCCATATCGTCGCTTGTCCTCCGCCGTCTTGCGGTTGTGGTGTGGATGGCACAATGACCGCGTGTTGTCCAAACTCAACCGTAACTCCCAGTACAAGCGAATCGGCTTGATGTGGTCCACCACATCTGCAGGAGTGACCCGTTGCTCGCCAAGACAGTCCTGACATAGTCCATGATCAATCATCAGCCTCTGCTGCCGCAGCCTTCCCCACTCTACACTGTGGTAGAAGTCTCTTGTCTTACTGTCTCGCTGATATAGATCGTACCGCTTATGGCGTTCTCGCTTCTGCTTCTCTGCGATGTGTGAATGGTCGGAACAATATCGTGCCGATGCAAGGTTACAGCAGCCAGGCACAGCGCATGGACGCTTGGGTTTAATCGCCATATACTTGTCCAAGAACGATCCGATCCTTGTGTTGTTTGGCCCACTGGATTGCAGCTGGCAGATCCAGTTGGTGTTTTCCATAACAGGTGTACAGCCTCAGCACACCGTCAGTAGCGCTGTATCTCCACCACACATCGTTCATCTGTATATAGTCTCGTCGACGATAAAACTCACCCATAAGTTGCTCAGTAACTAAGTCGATCAGTGCTTGCTTGGTGATCGACTCAACTCGTTGGCAATATCGCTCGTATGCATGGTCTTCTATTCGGAGTTCCAACTCATCAAGTCTCATAACTCCTCTCTCCCTTGGAGTAAGTGTTTCAAAGGCACATACCTCACCCGTGATACCTGATCCGACGACCCAGTAACGTGCCTTACAGTGCGGATCGCCCCATACAAAAAGCCACCCGAAATCGGATGGCTTGTCCAATTCACTTATTTGATTTTTTTCCACACTACCATGTTATCATGGATTTAAGTGCCAAAAGTGACATCTTAGTGTCATCATCTCCAACCAATCTTTTCGGCCACTGCTAGAACGATCTCGTCTCGCCATCGCATCGCTTGGCGGCGGCTGACATGCAGTTCCGCTGCGATCCCGTCCCATGTAAGTCGTCTGGGCTTGTCCCAATATCTTAATCGGACAAGTCTTTTTCTATCATCAGTTAACCGTTCGACTACGTTTTCGATGGCATCCACGATGTTTTGCAGCTGCTCCAGCTTCTTGTGGTTTGTCAGCAGGATGGCTGTCTGGCTTGTCGGATCCCCGGGAATATTCCCCCTCCCGCCGCCAACGTTTTCATCAGTCGATGTGCTCGCGTATAAAATCTCGTTTTTCAGGCGCACAATTTCTTTTCTCGTGTCGTGATAGGCATACAGTTCAGATTCGACGTGCTGAAAGGTACCTTTCCGGATTTTGATCGCTGACATCTTGTTCACTCCCCTTTTACCCGATCAATTCGTGCTTTAACCGCCTGCATCAGGGCCTCTTGGCCGCTTGCTTTTCTCTCCAGGGCCGAGACAGCCTCTTCATCCATCGTCCCCTCAGCCACCAGTCGCAATACAACGATCCTGCGGGTCTGGCCCTGTCTGTGAACCCTGGCGTTCGCCTGCTGGTCCTCTTCCAGCGACCATATCTGGTCGTACCAGACTACCGTCTGACAACTTGACTCCTGAAGATTCAAGCCGTGGCCTGCTGATTTTGGATGAAGCAACAGCAACGGGATTTCGTCGTTGTTCCATGCCCGGATGTCCTCGTTTCCGTCCTTTCCCTTCCGCAGGGTCCGTGCTTGCGGGAAGCGCTGCTGGATCCGGTCAAGGCTGTGCTTGAAGTTGTAGAACACCATGACCGGCTTACCGTTGGCTGCCTCGATGATGTCCTCCAGCGCATCTAGCTTCCCGTCGTGGATCTGCTTGACGCCGCGCTCCTCGTCGTAAACGGCGCCGCTGGCCATTTGCAGCAGCTTGTTCGAAAGAACCGCGGCGGTCTGGGCCACGACATCAGCGTCTGTGAAGGGAAGAAGCAACTCCCGCTCCAGCTTCTTGTACAACGCCCGGGCGTTGTCTGACAGCTTGACCGGCACAATCCGGTCGATTCTCTCCGGCAATTCCAGCCAGTCCTCGGCCTTCATGCTTACAGCGATATCGCTGATCGCTTCGTAGATTCGCTGCTCAGCCTCTTTCTTTTCATGCCACTTGTATACGATGTGGCCACTGCGCTCGCCAGGTAGAAAGTATCGGTCGCGGAACCCGGTGATGGTTTTGCCCAAACGCTCGCCCTGATCCAGCAGATAGATCGGAGCCCACAAGTCCATCAGGCTGTTCGGTGCTGGCGTTCCCGTCAATCCGATGACCCGTTTCATCATCGGCCGTACGCGACGGAGTGCCCGGAACCGCTTGGACTGGTGATTTTTGAAGCTGGACAGCTCATCGATCACCACCGTATCAAAGGGCCACTTGCTGCCATACTCGCTCACTAACCACTCGACGTTCTCCCGATTGATGACCCAAATGTCTGCTTCAGCTTTCAACGCCTTCCGGCGCTGTGTGACAGAGCCCAAGACCTTCGAAATCCGGAGATGCCGGAGGTGATCCCACTTTTCAATCTCACGGGCCCAGGTATCGTCTGCCACTCGAAGGGGCGCAATCACCAATACTCGGCCTGCTTCGAAGTAATCGTTCAGCAGCAGATCGATCGCCGTCAATGTGGATACGGTCTTGCCAAGTCCCATCTCCAACAGAAGGGCTATGTAAGGCGTATCCAGGATCCGCTGGGTGGCGTACTCCTGATATTGGTGCGGTTTATACTTCATCACCAAACATCTCCTGCAAGAAAATCAGAATGTCCTGGTTTGACTTCAAGAGATACCATTTCGCGCCGCGAGCTATTAGCTCATCCGCTCGCTTTCGTTGTATGGGCTGAAGTTTTCCACGGGGTGCTTTCATTTCAACGAATGCGACTTTCCCCCCAGGTGCTATGACGAGTCGATCGGGGACACCTACCGTTCCAGGGGAAGTGAATTTCCAGCAAAGCCCGCCCCTCTTCTCTACCTCGTGAACCAATCTGCTCTCCAGGGAAACTTCACGTAGCTGCTTTTTTGCATCGGCCAAGTAATACTTCCACGTACCGATAAAGGCAATTTTCAATCGCTCATAATCTGGTCGTTTTGATAGCCATTGCTGGATTTTCTCCCTCTCCGAAGTATCTGGAAAACTCGGGTCCGAATGGATGATCCGGGCCAGTTCCCCGAGTGGGCCGACCACATCAAGCCGGGATGCGATCCATGTCTTATAGTCTTGCATTACCTCACGTCCTTGTTCAGAAGTATCACGCGCACGCGTATATGCGCATTTTTTGCGTTTAACTATAGTCGCTATATAGTTAATTACTATCTTTACTATTTCTATTAAATTTACTGATACAGCTGATACATATAGGCATTTTGCGTTGACATTACTGCATTTTCTGCGTATCAGTGTTTGGCTATTTTACTGTTATACCACTGATACATCTGTTACATTACCCGTATCAGTTGTATCAGTGGTGAGTGCCGCACTGATCACCGCACTGATACAACTGCTAAACCCGTTCAAAGACGGTTTGCAATCCGTATCCAGCTACCCGCGCTCTCTTTTTTCTCTCTTCCCAGCCGGGTATGCGGCGCAGGATGTCCAAAATTTCCTTGGCCTCCCATGGACGCATGGACCCCTTTTTATTTCCTAGGCACTCCACCCATATCTGGGCAGCACAGACGCGCTGCCGCAACTGGTCTGATGGGCCGTCCGCCCATTCGTCCTCGATCGGCGTATCGAGCCATTCCTGAATAAGCCCTTCGCGCGGATCGCTCTCCATGTGTGCCGCTTGTTGGCGCTCAGCTTCCGTCCTGGCTTCCTGATCCAGCTCCAAGGTTTCCCCCGCCTTGAACCAGCACAAAACCTCCGCCCAGATTTGGCTCACCACTTCATCCGTCAAGTGCGTCCAGTGGCTCAGCTCCGCCTTCTCCGGATCCACCTCAACCGGCCAAAAGCGGCGGTTTCCCGTGGCGTCCCGCAGGAAGTCGCGGGTGTTGGTCGTGCCGAAAAATACGCATTTTCGCGGGAATTCCGACACCTGCCGGTCGTAGGCCACCCGGTAGCGATCCTCCGTCTTGGACAAGAACGCTTTGACCTCTTCGACCTCGGACTTCTTCATGGCTGATAGCTCTCCGATCTCAAAGATCCAGCCGCTCTGCAGATGCTCCCCCGCCTCCTTGTTCTCGAACGTCCTCAGCGAGTCGCTGAACCATTCCCGCCCCAGCTTCGCCAGCAGGCTGCTCTTGCCGGCCCCCTGCGGGCCAACGAGGACCAGCATTTGGTCAAACTTGCAGCCTGGCCGGTACAGCCGGGTGACTGCCGCCAGCAGCATTTTCCGCGTCACCTGTCGGACGTAATGCGTATCAGGTGCCCCTAGGTATACGGGGAAGATCCTCTCCGCCCGCGGCACGCCGTCCCAAACGGTGCTTTCCAGATAGGACTTGATCGGGTGAAAGGTGTTTTTATGGACCACTTCAGTGAAAGCGTTCTGGATGATTTTAGCTGAGGTGATTTTGTGGACTTTGGCAAACCAGTGTTGCAGCCGTTTGTCGTCCGCCGCCAGCCATGGCTCATAAGTTCGCCCTGGCCGTTCGCGGCCACGCCACGGCAGCGGCTTCCGGATCACTTCCGTATTCCCAAAGGCGTCATAGGCGAGAACGCCGCGCCAGGGGCCGTGAGTGAGGAGCAGTTCCACGTTTTCAGCCGTAGGTAAGATTTCACTGGTCTTGCGATGTCGCTCCAATTTCTCCGTCCAGCTGTCATCCTCCGGATCGTCATCTTCATCGAATTCTTTGGCCATCTCCCCGAAATCCGCTTGACGCTCCGCTGCTGCGAGCCGCTTGACCTCCGGGAGCTGAATCGCCCATTGTTCCATTGCCAGATGGCTTGGCTTCTTGGTATCAGGCGTATGCTCTTTCACTCGTTCATCCAGATGGCCGAATTTGTGGACCCGCACAAGATCGAACAGGTTATATGTGCGCCCGTCAGCCACCGGGTCGCTGTCTTGGTGGGAGTAGGCAAGCTCCTGATCTGGATAGATTTCCAAGCCGTTGGCTGACGAACCGTGAATGTAGGTGTACCGGTTCGGCATGGAGCCGGGAACGTACACATCTGACAAGAACGTGTCGATGCCCTCATCAATCGAAAACGCCCGACAGAACAGCCCGATCGTGCCAAACTTTTCCCGCGGGTCCTGTGCCTTATTGGCGGACGTCCGAATCGCCTTCTTCTCTTCCGGATGCCGCGGCCAGCTCATTACGTCCCGCCAGTCATCGTACTCGGCCAAGATGTCATCAACGCAGATTGGGCCGCCCTCATAAATGTTCAGCACGGGCTCCGCATCGGCAGAGCAGCTGGGCAGATACATCAGACGATGAACCTGAAAGGTCGTTTTGTCGAAGTAATGCATACCGATCTGCTCGGCGATCCGCCGGCTAACCGCCGCGTACTCGTCTGGACTCATGGTGCGATCAGCTGGCGCGATGAGGCGGTATTTCTGCTTGTACGGACGGTGACTGTGGGTCGAGTAGACGACGTAGGCCCGTCCGCCCAGGACGAGCTCTGTGGTGAAGAGGAAATCATCGTCCGCAAAGTCGGCATCCAGCGTGATCAGGCTGCGGGTGTCGACGTTCTCCTTCTTCCGCCGTCCGCCCCGGATAAGCCCGCCAACAAAGGCGGGCCCATCCTTAACCTTTCCTTTCCCGACCACGGTCATCTTGTCGTACTGGGCCATCGTTTCGGACGTTCGGCGCACCTTCTGCAGACGGCCAACGAACTCGTTCCAGGTGAGGTACTCCGGCTTCCAGTTCATGTCGGCCCGGTGTTTGCCGAAAGAGATATCAAGTTCGATGTCCTGGTCAAGCATGAAGGTTCACCCTTTCAATTTGACAATCTACATAAAAAAATGGTAATTTATTGTGTGTTTCAACCACCAAGTAAGAAGAAGGAGGTGGTTTGGAATGGGAAAGCAAAGTCTAGCCTTTTTAGGTTTCTGTGTCACCATTTTTGCATTGTGCTTTACCTTTGCAGTGTTTGCGCTTAGGTAAGCAGTGACCTCTGCAAAAGTGCAGCATTTAGCGACAGCGTACAATCTGTTGCTAAATGGGCCGATAATAACCAAAAATAATAAGTAAAGCGTGTCTCAGTTATGAGGCTTTTTTATTTTCACGTGTAATGTTTTGTTAAGTCAGATTTTCTCGATCATTTCGCATTTGTATTTCGCCCAATGAATTTTCTTTCCGTCGCTGTCATACCACCGCACGTAAACACTTTCCGCTGTCATGGAAATATCCTCGATGACCCCATTAACCAGGTGATTCCACTTACTGCGATTACTTTTCACATGCTTTACGCGCTCGCCTCTTTTAAGTCCATTCGCTGAATGCATTGGCCACATGGTTATCCCCCTCTTAACAAATCGTGTGTTGTGTTAAGCCCAGATCAGCCAGCCAAGAAGTAGCCCTACGCTGAGTCCTGCCAAGCCCCAGCAGCGTGCCATTTTCATCATAGCAGTACATTTTTCGTTCCCCTTTCCTGCATTACCGATTAGTTAAGCCTCTCTGACATCTTGCCGATTAGCCCAAGCACTGCACCTTTGTATTTTTTATATGTTTCCTGATCAGCAGCCTCAATCTCCGCCAGAGTGGCCAACAGATCCCGGAACCCCGCAGCAAGTCCCTCGAACTGAACCTTGAACTTTATCGCCGTTTCGTTCCCTGACTGGGATGCCTTCTTCCGAAGCTCGGCCAGTTCCTTCTCTACTTCCTCCGGGACTTTCTCCACAACCGCAGGCACATCGATCGGTTTTTCCCGCAGCTCCTTCTCCAACTGCTTCACCTTTTCCTGAGCCGCTTTCAGTTCATTTTCAAGCTTTTGGACCTCATCTTCATTTCCGTCGATTTCCGCATCGAACAGCTTGTCTTGCAGTTCGGCGACTTGTTTTTGAAGTTCTACACGCTCCTTGCGTTCCTTCTCGGCAGCCTGCTGGACCTTTTTCAACTCCTTCTCCAACCGCTTCTTCTCCTTGATCGCTTGCTGCAGCTCGCGCGCCGACATATTTTCGACGTCATGTTCCTGGGCGAACTGCTCCCGTTCCTCCTCCGGAACGCCGAGAAGAGCCAGCGCCTTGGTGTAGCTTAAATTCTCAATCGCTTGGTAATTTGATCCGTACTCCTCTGCGATTCGCATGAAGTTGTTCGCGGTGGATTGGCTGTAATGGACATTTGACTCCAACCAGGCTCTCCATTCACCGTGTGGCACCAGTTCTTTTGCTTCATTCAGGCGCTTACCGATCTCAATCGCACTCCGCAAAACGATCTCTCTGGTCTGTGTGTCAATGCTGCGGATCTCGGCCGCGATCACCTGCGCGGTCCGTACCAATTCACTCATACAGCTACCTCCTGTCTGTTTTGTTGAAGGGCGGTCACGTCAACACGCGTTCGCTTTTTGGTCAGCAGTTTTTTGGAGACGAAAAGATCAATGAAGGCTTGAACCTCTGCAGTCGGTGAGCAATTATTCAGCCCTCTGCACTGGGCAATCGATCCGTTGCGGATCTCCATCGTGTAAAAGGGCTTGTCAGGCTCGTCCACTTTACGCAAGAGAAGCAGATCCGTCTCCCCCTTGGCGTAACGCGGCGCGTAGGTTCCTACGCAATGATGCAGCGCCTTCCCCTCTTCGATGAGCTCGTTCTGATCGGAAACAGGTCGAAGGAGAAATCCAAGTGCTTCAAACCTCAACTTTTCAAGTGCTTTGCCTCTAGATGCAAATTGGGCTCTCAGCTTCTCATCCTCTTTCACCTTGATCTGTTTGATTGTGTTCTGATGAGCCCGATATAGATTCGTGGGAAAAAGTACAGCCTCCCTTGTGATATCGAGCCCCAGTCGCAGGCAATCCGCAATGTAATCGTTCCAGGTAGACAGCAATTGACCCTTGTTGCGATGTCGCCGAGAGACGTCTGACTTCCCAAGTTGCTTACCCAGATAGGCGTATGCTTTGCGTAGAGTTGTGCGTTCAAGCACCTTGCTAAGATCGGGAAGCCACTCTTCGGAGATGTCAGCATGGATCCTTGCCAGTTCTTCGAAAGATAGTTTGGAGCCGTCATTTTTGGACAAATGCTTGAGATACAACAGCCAAGGATCCACCCGGACTCCCGTGTCGCGGAGTTCGTTTATCTCCTGCTTGGTCATTTTCAAAACCTTCTGCGGGTTCTTTGCGCGCCAGTTGATCATTCCGTATGTTTTATCCCCCGCCAGTTTTGCCTCAACCAGCCCGCGCATCCCCATCTTCGTGAGGTATTCGATGCACGGGTACTTTGCGAAAAGATCGAAGAATTCAACCATATCGTCGTGTTTATAATTCTCCCAGGTGCTGTACCGGAACGGCGTTCCTTGGACAGCAGCTTCGATGCTATCGACTGAGCAATATAATCGCTTCTTGGCCATGACGCCATTGGCCAAAGAGAATACACTGTTTCGGAAGTAAACCGAGCTCCCGTTTCTCATTTCGCCGTAGGACAAGCTGTAGTAAAGATATGGATGGTCCAGCATCAAGCTTTTTCCTGGCTCAAACAGGTACTCAGCACGGACTGAGATATGTGTGGGCACATCCCGATAGTCTCCTCGATAATCCCTCACAACTAGCACACCGCGAGCGGTAATCGCATCCGGATTGACCAGCGACTTTTCGTACCACACTACGTAGGCCTCATCGACCATCTGCTTGCGGCCCTTCCCGCTGGCGCGCACGCCGCAGTGGGATTCGCATGACGGGCAGACATAAAACTCATTGTGGCGGATCCCCGGCGTCTCAAATTCGGCCTTGCAATGCGTGCAATAACCATATTGTTTCTTGCCTTTCCGGCAGGTGAATATGTAGCGGCTTGACAGCATGGCCACGTTCTCCACAAATGAGACGAATTCCGGACTTTGTTTCTCAGGGAAATGAGCTGAAAACTGTTTCAGGTCCATACATCTTCATCTCCCTCATAGAAAGTCTTCGAGCTTGACGTCGAAATCGACTGCAACAGGCTTTTTCACAGGGGCGGTAGCGACTGGCGCTGATACCGGTGCTGCCGGCGCATCCGCAGCGACAGGCACGCCCTCAATACCGAAATATTTCAGCACAATTGCGAAGCCCTCCGCATCGGTGAGCATGGCCATACCGTTGTGCTGTTTTTTCCGGGCCTCGTTCTTCATGGCGTCAAGACTTTTAACGATCGTCTTGTCGGTAGCCAGGATCTTCTCTGCGCAGTCCGGATTGGCCTCAAGGTGCCGGAGCAAGAAATCTCCGATTACCTGGATATAAGAGTTGTTTTTGTTACTGCACATCTCCGTTTTTATTTTCACTGCTGCGTTTTTCATCATATCCTCTCCTTACTTTTGTCCCTCACAATTGGTATAATGTTCCTAATAATTGTGTAAACAGGGGGCTACAATGGTTATTGAGATTAAGGAAACCAAGAAAGTTCATGTTGGATTAGTTATGCCAATAGCACAAATTGATAACTGCGGACCCGAACATTGGTTAGAAGTAAAGTCAATCATTACTGATGCACTTTCTTCGAATGACCATTACCACTTCGAAACTCGATTGGTAAGTGACTCTGATAGTAGTGGGTTAATCCACAAAAGGATTGTTCAGGGTCTCTACAATTCCGATATTGTTATCTGTGATGTAAGCTGCAAGAACCCAAATGTTATGTTCGAATTAGGTATGCGCCTGGCTTTTGATAAACCAACAATCATAATCAAAGACGATAAAACAAACTATTCATTTGATACTGGAGGAATAGAGCATATTGAATATCCAAGAGACCTCAGATTTACAAGAATCGTAGAGTTTAAAAACACTCTAGTTAGAAAAACCATTGCAACATTAGAAGATGCCGAAAAAGATCCGAACCATTCCCCCTTTCTTAAGAGTTTTGGTGAATTTAAAGTCGCTAAACTTGATCAAACTGAAGTGATGCCGTTCGACCTTATTGTTAATCAGCTAACGGAGATGCAGACTGATATAGCTGCGTTAAAATCTGCACAGTTACGTTCTATCAATAATTTGTCAGCCAATTTTTCAGGAACGGATAGCGATAAAACTACATTGAGCCCCCGCATGCTTAATATTTTGGACATTACTGTTATGGAATACCTATCTAATCTTGAGTCCGATACAGCTGTAAACTTATTTGATTTGATAAATCACTGTATTAGGGTCCTGAGAAATAATGATATAAACTTAGATCAAGTAACCGTCAGACGCCTCAGACACCTAGTTGAAGCATTATTACACCGTGCCGGGCGAGAATATAATATTTAATCCTTCATGTAAAAATTGCACTCAAAACCGGCAGCACTCAGCGGTAACCCTGGCGCCCATACAATTGGGCGTCCCATTATTTCCACTACCTTTTCCACAGATCCAATCCCGACCGACACATCAAGTACAACTTCATCGTGTACATGCATCACGATCTTGTATCCTTCCGAATCCAGTCGCATCAAGCTCTCGGCCAAACAATCCCGGGCGATTGCCTGAACAAGGTTCTCCACCAGCCGGCCGCCGTATGTCCGGTGAGACATCCACTTCTTCTTCACTTGATCCATGCCGTCGAACACGAGACCGTCCTTACCGAATTTCGGATCAGGCTTGATCCGCGGGTTGACGTACGCCAAGCTGCGACCACTGGGCAGGTCGGCGAACAATACTCCGGGGGCATACCGGTACTGGACTCCATGAGCCAACTTGACGGTCGTTTTCTCGCGCACAGCGGTAACTGCAGCATCTTCTGCGGCGTACCACAGGTTGACGATATTCGGGTTGGCCTCTCGCCACTGCTTAACCAGTGCCGGTAGTTCTTCCTCTGAAATCCCGCTCTTGAGTGCTCCCATGGCAATCAAAGCATTCGGTCCGCCCTGGTATCCGCAGGCGAGTGTGGCCACTTTCCCCTTCGCCCGCAACTGATAGTTTGCATGGCCTTTTGTGATCGTCTCGAAAGGGACCTTGAACATCTGCGCGGCCGTGGCTTCGTAGATCTTGCCGTGCCCACGGAACACATCAAGCACCCAGTGCTCGTTTGCCAGCCAGGCAATGACGCGGGCTTCAATGGCCGCGAAGTCTGACACGATGAACCTGCAGCCCCGGGACGGGATGAACGCCGTCCGGATCAATTGGGAGAGTACAAAAGGAGGAGGCCCGAACATCAGCTCCAACATTTCGAAATCGCCGTTCCGGAGTGTCTCTCGCGCCATGGCCAGATCCTCAATTTTGTTTTGTGGCAAGTTCTGTACCTGGATTATCCGCCCGGCCCATCGCCAGGTGCGGTTTGCTCCGCAGAACTGGAGCAGCCCTCTGGCTCTCTCATCAGCACACATGCTGCGCTCCATTGCGTTATACTTGTCGACGCTGGTCTTGCTCATCTCCTGCCGCAGCTCCAAGACACGTCGTGTCTCATCGTCCGGCGCTCGGTCGAGCAAGACTGGCATATGCTCTTTGGAGAGGCCATCGGGTGTCTCCAGTCCGCGCTCTGCCAGCCACTCCTTGAGCTGCTGAAGACTGTTCGGGTTGTCTAATCCCGTGATCTCTTTTGCCTCGGCCACCAGCCGGGCCTCGTACTGCTCATCGCAAGCGATCGCTTGTCGGAATAGAACCGGATCGAGCCGGACGCCTCGGTCATTGATCCGCTGGTCCAACGCCCACAGCTTCCACTCATGGTCCGGCAATGGGAACCGTTCCAGCTTCCGGCGGACCTCCCGTTCCACGACGACGTCCTGCCGGTTGTATTCTTTGTATTGCTCCCATTTCTCTGGATCATGGTACGGATAGTTACGTGTCCTCCCGTCATTCGCTTTTGTTGGCTTGCACGGAACGGAGAAATATTTGATCAAGTTTTTACCGCGCGCGTCCTTCTGGGCTTCAAGCTTTAATACTTCTGCAACGCCTTCCAGATAGCCGGGCAGCCCCAGCGCGAGTGCATGGACGGCTGTGCAGCGCCACTGGAGAGGGTCGCACTCAATCCCGAAGTGCTTGGAGATACAGGTCCGCTCGAAGTTGGCATTGTAGGCTGTTTTGATCACGGCGGGATTGGTCAGGTCATGCCGGACCCGCTCCGGAAGATCCTCAAAGGCTGTCAGGTCGATAACCTGTACAGGTTCGTCATCATAGGCGTACGCGAAAAGCAGAATTTCAAAATCTGGGGCTTCAACGTACCGATACACACCGCACTTGGTCAAATCAACGCTGCTGTATGTCTCAAGGTCGATTTGGAGGACGGTCATGAAGATTCCCCACCATGCCGGCGATCCAGACATTCGATTAGGGAGACCGCCACGGCCGCGACCTGCACCGCCTCCGCTCGCACGTTTTCGTAACCACCCTTTTTGCGTTCCTCCGGCCCATTGTCAAACCACGTTTCGTTTACCGCCTGACAAAGTTCCCCGAACTCTTCCCCCAAAATGCCAAGCCATACGGTTGGCTCATGATTTTGCTCGCCCCACTTGTCGTCCTGTCGTTTCCGCTCTTCCATAACGCTCAGAATAGCTGGTGTTAAAAGCACCCCGTCCGTCTTCAACGCAATACCTCCCTCTCCCGGAATTTGTTTGAAATGAAAGGGGACCCGCTGCCGAATCCCCCTTGGTAGTTGTGCACTAGCTGAGAAAATCGTCCTCGTCCCCATCACCAAGGTCGTCGAATTCCTCATCGGCAAATTCATCGTTGATGCTTGCGCGGCCGCCCAGGAACTCACCATCCTGTACCTTCACAATGTTGTTAAGTCCAGCTGCCACTCCGCGGTTCCCCTTAGCGTCAAATGGGTAAAAGTTCAGACTCACTTTGGCATAGCACCCGCTGTACACTTCGGTGCTGTCCGTGATTTCTTGAAACTTTGGTTTGCCGTCAGGGCCTTTGCCGATTGGTTTGGCGATTCCGGGCTTGTTCTTGCTGGTCGCATTCAGGAAGAAGTGACCGGCATATGCCTCGTCGTCCGGACGCTCCGCGTCGCCGTCGCGCAGCGGCTTTTTCAGGTTCGGAGGAACCTTGCCTCCCCATTTGCTTTTGCCGAGCTCGATGGCTGCATCTACAGCTGCCTTGATTTTTCGGAGTGTCTCCTTATCGGACTTCGGGATGAGGATGGCCGTGCTGTATTTGTCGTTTCCTTGGTCATCTTTTTGCGGCTCAAAAACGTGGACATACGAGAGGCGTACCTTACCAGTGATCACTTTTGTTACGGTATTGTCGATTGCCATTCAGAATCAATCCTCCAAATCGATATTTGCGAATTCTTCTTCAATGCTGTTTAGCTCCGGGCGCTTGTCCGTTTCAGGCACAAGTACCGGTTTACCAGGCGGTTTAATGATCAGGCCATCAAGCAAGGATGCCAGCTCTTTTTTGCCGATGCGCTTCTCCAGCTCGCTGATACCGAGCAGCTCCTGCGGCTTCAGGTATTTATCCGGATCCAACTTGGCCGCTTCCAGGGCAGCCAATGCCGCATCTTTGTCGGTGATCGCCCGGTTACTGCGGCCCTCGACGAGTTTCCACTGCGGGATCTTGTTGCCGGCCTTGGCCTGCTCGAAGGCGTATTCTTCCACATCTTTCGCCCATGTCTTGAGTTGTTCTGTGATGAACAGGACCGACCCAATTTCTTCGTTCGTCATTAGGGCCGGATCTTTAAACTCGTAAGCCAGCGCCGCCAAATTGGCGTCCGCCCTCGCCCTGCAGTTGCCCTTCACCTTGCACCAACGACAGTGATCGCCGGCCTTGTAACCCCCCTCGCCGCGGTGAGCCAACTCGGCTGCTGGTTTGACAACGGCCTCTGCCCAACCCAGCAGCTCGTCGATCGGTATTGAGTCCGTGCTGACGTTATCGAGACGCGGCTGTACGATTGTCATCATCACTTCACGGATGTCGTACAGATAGCTGTAAGCCGACCAAGCACCGAGAGCATATAACCGCATCTGCGAATTGCCAACAGCGCTCACCGGTACACCCTTTCCGTATTTCAGGTCAATCACTTCCAGAACACCGTCCGCGATCAGTACCACGTCACCAGTGCCGTACCCGTCCGGGACCCACTCTGAGAAGTCCAGGCGTTCTTCCAGCAGCACAACTGCGTCACTTGATCTCGCCTTCGCGGCCATGAAGCGCTCCCCGACCAGCTCGATGTACTCCTGAATGGCGTTCTCCATTTCGGTGCTGTAGTGCGGGCTGTCTTTTACCTTCTGGAGCGCCTCATCAAGCCGTTCCCGTTCGGCAGCGTTGCAGATGGTTAAACGGCGGCGGAGTTTGATCTCCGCGAGCTCATGGGCCGTCGTGCCCTCTTCTGCGTATTCGCTCCGCTTGTCAGGGATGCTTTCCTGTAGCCTGGCGCTCGGTGGGCAGTTGATCCACTGCTCCGCCTTGGAAGCGCCGAGTAAAGCGTGAGCACGCTCAGCGTGTGCCTGCTGTGTCATAGCGCCTCCAACTCAGCAAGGAATGCCGCTCGCTTCTTCTCGGGAACATCAGAAATTGATTTGCTGCCGAATTTGTTAAGCAGTTCCCTGATCGCCTGTTTTCCCTCTGGCGTTTTCCCTTTTTCCTGTGCTGCAGCGCGCAGCTCCACAACAGTCGGAATGTGTTCCTCACTATCGCCTGGCCCATCTCCCGTTTCATGGCTGGTTACTTCTTCTGCAGACTCTTTTTCTGTTTCAGAGATCTGCTCTGCGGACTGTTGCTCCTCATCGTCTGGCTGAGAATCCGTTGGCTTGTCCGTTTTGGTTGTCGTGCGAGAATTACGTTTCGGTTTTTCCTGATCGCTTTTCGTCTGCTGGATCGCTGGGCCGTCTTGTACGAATCCAACGATACCGGCCAAACCGACGATCGCTTCCTGCAGCTCAGCCGGAGTGCCGGCTTCGATGTTCAGTGTGATGTTCATGAGCACCCTCCTTGTGTTTGTGCCTCCACAGTTGTAAAATGAAGGCAATTATAAGTGCTTTGCTTGAGACTCCGTTGCCGCGGAGTCTTTTTCTTTTGATCTGGAAATCCTTTGAAGAATGATCGTTTTCACTTGATTCACATAACGGTGTGGTACCTCCCCGTGCACGTATCGCATGCAAGTGACACCGAAATGTTCCAGAAGACAATTATCGTCCGCTGATTCAAGCTCTTCCTGCGTATGCACCAGTTTTAAATACTCCAATTTATCCCTCCTTTCCGTTTAGTCACGAGGCCGCCGCCGGCCCTACCTCTCCGACAGCCGTGCGCCTCCCCGGGCGCTCCCGCTTTGCCTCGCATATGTATGACCAGTCTCATCAGGCAGGGACGGTCAGCTCCCTGCGACCAGGGGCGTGGCCCCGGTTTCGACTCAAATCCGCAACGTCACAATCTGCAACCCGGTTTGCAAGCAATCTCTGCAGCAGTAAATCTCGCTTCCGACCTTCCAGACCTGTTGACCTTTATGTATGCCACCCGAGCATTGGTCGCAAATATCAACAATTTGATCCTCTCGATCAGAAATCGCCATTTCTTTATAGGCGCTCATAGTGTTGACCCCTCCTTGCCCGACACCAATAATCGTGATACGCTAAGGGAAATCGCTTTTCGGAATCGTGTTGCCCAATGGTCACTGTTCGCAGTAGTGGCCATCTCTCGTTTGAGCTCAGTGATTTCTGTTTTAATCCACCAATCCCATGTCCCGTCCTGGGGATGGGTCGCTTTCATGATCCGGTAAATCCTCTTCAAACGCTCGATCCGCTTTTGTGCTTCACTGAACCCGTATGCCCTCACCGGTTTTCCCCCTTTTCCCTTGCCTTTTGCTTTGTGTCGTAAGCCAGCAAGCGCTGAGCGTAACCCTCTGCTGCTTCCTTCCCTCCTGGCCATGACGCCATCAACGCCGTCTCATGCTCGAAGCTCGCCATCAGCACTTCCATCTGTCGCTGTTTCCAGGTCTTGTCCATCCGTGCTCACCTCCTCTTCAAACTGTGTAAGGATTTGATCCCGCTCCCTACGTAGCTGCTCGATGCGTGCCTTATACGTTTCCTTATCCTGGTGTGAAAGGTATTCGTTTGCGGCGACCTCACGAGCTAAACGGCAATGCTCTTGGGCAATTTGTACAAGACGGTCGCCGTGTGCGGAGTTTACCGCGAGCCAGATAGCGCGTTTGTCCATCACGATTACTCATTTCTTTCGTTCTGTTGTAACCAGTTTAAAAACGAATCTCTGTTCACCCGTTTGGAACGACCAAGTCGGATCAGAGGGAATGATTTCAAGTCCATAAGCTCATAGGCGCGTCGCTCCGATATCCGGAGATAATTTGCTATGTCCTGAGCAGTCAATATTGCTGGCAGACCATTGTGGATGGGCTGCGTCTGTTCCATGAGGTCCCCCTCCTTTGGTTTTGATAAAATTCTTATCAGCCACTACAAAAAAGAAAAACCATGTTGACGATAATAATTTTATCCAGTATACTCATTTCGTAGCGATAATAATTTTATCATAGTAAGCACACTTAATTAGACCTCTCTCCTTCAAACAGGTCTGGGAAAAGTATATCGAGCGGTTGTTCAAAAAAGCCAGACATTTTTATCATTAGGTCGCGACCAGGTTTCAAAGCACCTGTTTCAATCATCCTAAGATAGACCTTTGAAATGCCAAGTTCCGAGGCAACCTGATCTCTTGATCCTTTCGCTTCACGGCACTCGATTAGCTGTTGCCGTCTTTTTGCCATCTCACGATTCACCTCCTTGTCGTAATCTGATTATATTTGATAAAAATCTTATCGTCAAGCGAGTTTGATAAATTTTTTATCCACACGAGGAAAGGTCGGTTTTTACGATGAATTTGGGCCAACGACTTGCTGCACTAAGGAATTACAAACGCCTTACTCAAGAACAAGTTGCAGAAGCAATTGGCGTTAAACGCGCTCGTTACAATGCTTGGGAAAACGGAATCTCCAATCCTGATCACACGAAGCTTGCGGCTCTAGCCCGATTTCACGGGGTCACAGTTGACTTTTTACTTGGATTGCCGCACCCAGAAGGCGTATTGATGCTTTCGGACGACATGTATGCTGACGGCTACACTGATGAGTCATTTTTTGAGGACCTACAAAAAGAACTGGAACGAAAACTTAAGCCTAAAACTGTTTTGACATCTAAAGAAGAACGCGACATCGTAAAAGACCTGGAACGCATCATGGCCGATCTGGAGAGCAACCAGGCGCTCGCCTTCCATGGGGAGCCAATCGACGAGGAAGAAATGGAGTTGCTGCGCTCCTCTCTGGAGCAATCACTCAGGCTTGCCAAGATGATGGCAAAGAAGAAGTTCACTCCGAAAAAACATAGAAAATAACGAGCTGGAGAGATGCACACATGCAGCCTATTAAGCAGATCGTGCAACGGCTCGTCAAGCGACACGGCACCAACGACCCGGCGACCATCACGAGCCAGAAAGGCATTCTTATTTTGTATGAAGACTTCAAAAATATTTGGGGCTACTTTAACATCAGCAAGCGTATACCCATGATTCACGTCAACCGTAACCTGGACGAACACCTGCAGAGGTTCGTCATCGCACATGAGCTCGGACACCGCATCCTGCATCCCAAGGTTAACGTGCCATTCCTGCGGGCGAATACGTTTCAGTCCATCGACCGAGTCGAACGTGAGGCTAACGAATTCGCGGTTGAGCTGTTGATTCCTGACAGCCTTCTGCATGAACATCGACACTCTGGCATGACAATCCGTGAGGCAGCAGCCATTTATGGAGTGCCGGGAGATGTGGCCCACTTGAAAAAGTTCTGATTGGTTCTTCGTTTCGGGGCTCTCTTTCGCCCTGAAACCGAACATATATTCCCATCATTTACAGAAAGGATTGGATGCTATGAAGGGACACTTCAGAAAACGCGGAAGCACCTGGTCGTTTGCAGTCTCCCTCGGAACCGATCCCGAGACAGGAAAGCGTCGGCAAATAACACGCTCCGGTTTCAAAACCAAAAAGGAGGCCGAGGTTGCATGTGCAGAGATGATTGCACAGTTTGAACGCGGTGAGCTCGTCATTTCGAAAAAGCAAACCTTGGCAAGCTACCTGGAATTTTGGTTAGAGAACTACGCAAAGACCAATCTCCGCCAGTCCACCTATACAAACCACGAGATTGCAGTCAGGAGCAGACTCATCCCCTCTCTTGGCCATCACGAGTTGGACAAGCTGACTCCGCTCCGCGTCACAAAGTATTTGGCCGAGCTGCAAAAAGAGGGGCTTTCAGCTGATTACATCAAGTATCTGCACTCCGTGCTCAGCAAAGCCCTGAATCAGGCCGTCAAATGGCAGTTGGTTCCCAAGAACATCATGGAGCACGTTGATCCTCCCCGTCTTATCCAGAAAGAAATCGTTACCTGGACTGCGGAACAGGCGAACGAGTTTCTGTCTTATGCCAAGGACGACAAGTATTACATCGCTTTTGTACTGGCCATTTATACCGGTATGCGCCGAGGGGAAATCCTAGGTCTACGTTGGAAAGATGTTGACTTTGAGCAGTCTCGGATCAGCGTGCAACAGACTCTATATCGTCCCGCAAATTCCGGGATCATCTTCCAGGAGCCGAAGACTAAAAGCGCGAAACGGCGAATTGCCATCCCTCAGTTCGTTGTCAAGGAACTGAAGTCTCACCGAGCTAAGCAAAATGCGCTGCGCATACAATACGGTGCGGGTTACCAGGATCACGACCTTGTGGTCTGTTATGATGACGGTCGGCCGCAGGACCCCCGCAATTTGCTACGGCACTACGAGCGGATCATCAAAAGGAGTGGCTTGCCGTACATTCGCTTCCACGATCTGCGACACACCCATGCCACCATGCTCCTGCAGCTGGGTGAACACCCCAAGGTGGTTTCCGAGCGCCTGGGGCATAGTCGGGTGGGCATCACGATGGACGTTTACAGCCATGTATTACCGGACATGCAAAAAGACGCAGCTGACAACTTCGAGAAAATGATGAAGCAAAAACGCTCAAAGTCACTTTAG